GCGCAGTGGCGCCCGATGAATAATTTTCGGTAACGCCGTTGCCCCAGTCCACTGTGTACGCTCCGGCGACCGTGAACGCGGTGAAATTGGCCTGTTCGAATACGGCGATCAGGCCGACGAATTTCTGTTCAACGGCTCCCACCGTTGGCAAGGTAAGCCACGCCCTGTCACGTTGCCACGCGGTGGGGGTTGGACAGTTTATACTCTGTCCGGACTGATAAACGCAGATGCCGCGTGCAATAAAGTCTTCATACGAAATCGGCATTTAAAAAGCCCTCCATCCAATAATGTTGTCGATAAAGATAAGACCGCCGTGGGTCCGTGGCGTTGTGACTGTCATGTTGTCAGTTATGCTCTCGATTGATTTTCCGTTACGCTCAATCGTCAATGTGACGACGTTCGGTCCGGTAATAAAGCTACAGCGGTCGCCAGCAACCGGCGACGCGGGAAGCGTGCCTGTTTGTGTTGCGTTGACGTATATTGGCGGCCCATTTGCGATAAAATTAAACGCGCCAGCAGGCAAGCTCGAAGCATCAACAGGCGCGACCCATGTTCCATCACCTTTAAGGAAGGTCGTAGAGTTTGATGTCCCTGTTCCAAGTCTGGCTGGCGCTAAAACGCCAGATGTAATCTTTGAAGCTGCTAGGTCTGGTATTCTTCCAACGTCAAATATTCCAGAGGTCACGTCGCTTGCGGGGTGAGTGTGGGGAGTTCCCGCCGCAACGGCTGTGTCAACGTAGAGCTTGGTCGCGGCGTGACCGTCGACGGTCGGGGTCGTCACGGAGATCGCGCCGGTCATTACGCCGCCAGACTTGTTTAGTTTGGCGTCGAGTGCCGTCCAGGCGTCATCGAGAATGCCTTTAACCATTCGTAAAGAGACAGTCGCTGCACTTGTAAAAGTGCCGGCATTTGTGTTGTCTTGAGCTCGAGTAACGGTAAGTGTGTTGCCTGAGCGCGCAGTCAGCTTAACAATTTCAATAGTGGTTCCTTCTTGGATTGTCAGATATGCCCACTGCCCGCCTGTTGGACTTGGGAATAAAGATCCGTCGACAACTCCGACTGAAGTAACCGAATTGTTGATGCCTGCAGAAAGCAGGGTGCTGGCGTTGTTAGTGAAAATAGGGCGGGTCATTCCAGCGTCCTTATTCGTTAAGTGCGTTTTTGTTTAGCAGACTACCGTTTAGCATAGGTGAAGATGCGTCTGCAACATTGGCCCGAGATTCGTTAAGTGCGTTTTCGTTCAGCAGACTACCGTTTAGCGTAAATGTGTCTGCAACATAGGCCGCAGCAATACAAGTAAAGGCGCCTATTGTAATGTTAGACGCGGCCATGATTTTGACCGTAGATGTCGACGTGGAAACAAAGGCATTAAGCGTGACCGCCGAACTGGCTTTTACACTAACACGGGCTTGAGCCAAAGATTCAAAGCTTCCAAGCATAACTGAAGAGTTTGCTTTGATCGAAAGAGCAGCAGTTGCTATTTGGGTAAACGTTCCGATTTCAATTTCGGAGACTGCTTTGACAAGAACAATACCTGTGCTGCTGCCTACATACTCTCCAAGGATAGTCTCGGCAGTTGCTTCCAAAATGGGGGTTGTTTTAGCGACGCAAGTGAATGCGTCTAGGCTAATATGGCTCGCGGCTCTGGTTTTTATCTTGCGCCGACGGCGCACCCCAAATATTTCGTTCAGGTAGCTTTCTGAAAGTTCGACAGGTCGCTCTGCAAGAAAGATCTCTTCACGTTGGGTGAGCTCTTTACGATCGGGGGACTTTGGAAACTCAAAAGGCCGACTGATTCGAATGCCCATCAGACTAGCCTCAGCTGCTCAACAGAAGTTCTATAGATTCACGCGCGCGCGTCAACTTGGCTTAATAAGGCCTATATATTACATTCACCGGCCCCTTCCTACCCCCGGCGCGCGCAAGCGCGGCCGGGGTAGGCGGGGCCTGTAGAAACTGAGGGGAGATATCCGGGGGGGATAAAGGACTTCTTTATGAAACCCACGCGCGCGAGGCTGTCAATACCCAAAGTTTTCTTGACATCCGCTTTATCGAGTACAACAGCTCTAATTTATAAACCCCAATGAAAGGATCTCCGATGACTTCGATGACGCCAACACTACAGGCTGGTGAGGACGCCGCTGCGGCAGTTGCCAAAACTGAAAACCGGGTCAAGCTTTCGGCGATGCACGAAAAAATTTCGTCAGTCGAATACGTTTATCCACAGTCAGCTCCGACTCTCACGATCGCTGTTGTTCTCCTGAATAACGGCTTTTCCATCATCGGCGAATCCGCTTGTGCAGACCCCAAAAATTTTAACAAAGAGCTGGGCCAAGAAATGGCTTTGGCCAACGCTGTCAGAAAAATCTGGCCGCTTGAAGGGTACTTGCTCCGGGAAAAATTGTCTTTCGTTGACAAAGTTACCCGCAGCCTGGACGAAGGAGTCGCAACATGAGCCAGTCGGTTCAGCGCCCTTCTGCCGGCCGTATCGTGATGTTCGATTCTCCAGATCGGGAGCAGCTGGGCCACTTTGACGGCCCTGTTCCAGCTATGATCACTGCAGTCCGTGGTTCCACTACCGTGGATCTCACGATCTTTCGGAACATGGCTCAGCCCCTTCTATTAGCTGATGTTGAGTTTTCAGATGATCCAACTGCTGGTATGCGGTGGTTCTGGCCTCCTCGCGTATGAGGCGAGTCAGATAACTTAGAGGCCCAAGATCATGAAACTCGCCTTCTGGAGAAAAGATATGTCTAACTTCTCGACAATCGCTAAAAAGATGGACGACCTTCAGTCGGCTATCAGCGCAAAAGACACTGAAACCAAGGACTTCGCGGATAAAGCTGTTGCAGCACATGCTGAGCGCCAAGCCCTCGAAGCAGATCTTTCAGCTACTCGTGCAGAGCTGTCGACTGCTCTGGATGCAATCTCGGGCTTTCTGGCTTCCCTGACGGTTCTTCCGCCTCTTGTGACCGCGGCGGACAAAGTTCATGACGATGCAATTGCCGCCGAACAGGCAGAGGCTAAGCGCATCGAAGATGAGCGTTTTGCTGAAGAAAAACGTCTTGCCGACGAGCAAGAACGGGAACGTCTGGCTAAAGAACAGGCTGCAGCTGATGCAGCCAGTGCAGCCGCTCAGGCAGAAGCCGACGCAGCCGCTGAAGCTGCATCTCCACTCTCGCCCCCACCAGCAACGCCTTCTGGCGCCTCTGACTTTACTGCCCCAGAGCCTGTTCGTGATGTCGAGGAAGTGGTTCTTGTGGACGTTGTTCCGGAGCCTGCTTCTGCAGAACCTGCAGCTCCTGCTATCGAACTCGATCCTCTCACAGGTCTTCCCAAGCCGGCTCTCTAAGCAAAGCAAGTGGAAAAAGAGAAGGGCGTCCTCCGGGGCGCCCTTTTTTCTTTAAGAGGCTTGTATTTTACAAAGACGATTAATAGACAACTAAGAGAAACCTAAGACATGAGGTAAACGTGGCCAGGCTGAGTATCTTTGATGTTGCGAATATAACGCCTCCGCCTCAGCCGGCCGCTGTCGAAGTGGTGCAAGAGTCTTCAATGCATCAGGCCAAAGAAGAGCAGGAAGACGACGGGTTCTTTACCGCGGCAGAACTGCAAAGCGCATTGCCGGTGCATCTACGATCGAAAGTCACGCCGGCACTTGTGAACCGACTCAATTCGATCACTCAGGATCCCGCTCTTGCAGAAGAGATCCGAAATAATTTTGTCGGCTTCAACAACGTCATGAAAGACGGAAAGTTTAAGTTCGAGGATTATCTGAACGCGTGCGCATATTCGACGTACAAGATGATGGGCTATACTAATCAGCAAGCTTGGGGATACACATTCCCGGATAAGCTCGCAAAGATGCGAGCTGAGAATCGGGACGACAATTACATTTCTGCTTTTGTCGCCAGCTTCTCAAAAGGAAAACTCGTCAACATAATTTTAGAACAGGCGATGATCCCATCGTTTGTTTTGAACCAGGATCTTTACCAAAAGGCGTTGAACATTTGCGCCGCAATGATGGTTGGTGCAAAGTCGGAGAAAGTTCAAGTAGAAGCAGCCAAAGCTATTCTCGAGGCTACCCGCGCGCCCGAGAGATCGCAGGTACAGCTAGATGTCACGATCAAAGACACGTCGGGTATGAGCGAACTCAAACAGCTTTTGCAGGAAGTGGCGAGTACCCAGATCAAACAGATCGAAGGTGGGGCGATGACAAAAGAAGTTGCTCACAAACAAATGTTTGAAAAGAGCAAACCCGAATGATGGATCCTTTTAAGATCTCCAATACGTCAGATCCTTTTGATGTCGAAAATCTCGAAGAAAAAAAGAAAACCGTCGATCATTGGCTGAACGAAGTAAACTACACGGATCTTAACTCAGGGAGTTATGTTCCTTCCGGATTCTCCCTTGTTTTTATGAACATGGTAAAGCTCATCAATGGTGAGCAAGGAGAGTCGCATAAGACACCGGTCGTGCATTTGAAAATGCTCGACAAAATTGTTTCTCCGATTCACCGCATTGCAAATCTTTGCCACCGCGGTATTGCCAAGACGACACTATTTTTTGAGTATTTGATTTTCTTCCTTGCTATCTTCCGTGAGCTGCCTGGTTTTGGTGAACTCGATTCTATGATTTACGTGTCCGACAGCATCGACAACGGTGTGAAGTCTGCACGCAAAAACATCGAGTTTCGTTACTATAATTCAGAGTTTTTACAGGAATGGCTGCCCGAAGCTAAGTTCACAGACAACTACATCGAGTTCACTAACAAAGACGGAAAAGTCTTTGGTGCAAAAATGTTTGGTGCAAAGACTGGTATCCGCGGCACGAAGATATTTGGTAAACGCCCGAAACTTGCTGTGCTTGATGATCTTGTGTCGGATGAGGATGCACGATCCAAAGCGGCCATGCTGGCGATCGAAGATACCGTCTACAAGGGAATCGATTACGCCCTTGACCCTACTCGCCGAAAAATAATTTTCAACGGCACACCCTTCAACAAAAAAGATATTCTCTACCAGGCTGTCGAATCCGGCGCTTGGGATGTGAACGTCTGGCCTGTCTGTGAAAAGTTTCCATGCACTAAAGAAGAGTTTGCTGGATCCTGGGAAGATCGTTTCTCTTATGAGTACGTTCTCGAGCAGTACAACGACTCTGTAAAAACCGGAAAAATGAGCGCCTTCCTCCAAGAGCTTATGCTCCGGATTAGCTCTGAAGAAGAGCGGCTTGTCCAAGATTCTGAGATTCGTTGGTATGACCGCCAAGCTATCATTCGTAACAGGGGCGCTTTCAACTTCTTCATCACAACAGACTTTGCCACGACAGATCGTCAGGCGTCGGACAATAGTGTGATTTCTGTCTGGGCCTACAACTCAAACTGTGACTGGTTTTGGGTAGATGGTGTCTGCGGTCGCATGAAAATGCCGGACTCAATCAACGAGCTATTCCGCCTGGTGTCGGCCTATCGCCCCCAATCCGTTGGTGTTGAGATCTCAGGACAACAGTCAGCTTTCATTGACTGGCTCATGGAACAACAGCTTCAAAGAAACGTTTGGTTCAATTTTGCCATGCAAAAAAACCGGCCGGGTATCAAACCGGTCCACAGCAAACTTCAACGATTTAACCTGGTTGTTCCTTGGTTCACCCAAGGCAAAATGTACTTTCCTGCTCAAATGAAAGAATCGGCTATTATGCAGCAATTCATTTCTGAGCTGTCTTTGGCCACTCGGTCCGGCCTTAAAGGCCAGGATGATTGCCTGGATACGATTTCAATGCTCGCTGAAATCAGCGCTTGGGCGCCCAGTGAAGAAGCCCCTTCTGTACCTACAGATGACATCTTTGGCGAAGACCCCCAGGATAATAGATCCACCATTGACTCGTATGTGGTATGAGATTTATTGAGCAGGCTTAGCTTGAGGAGATACCAATGAGCCAGATACCGGTTAGTGAACTCCTCCGCCGCCTCGCGCTAGGTGAGCTGAAAAACCACAAAATGGCCTCTGCCAACAATGGGACGATTCTTGCCGCCGATCGTCCCCAGGTCATTATGGAAATTAACAATGCTTTGACGGAGCTCTTCACCAAATTCCTGCTTTCCCAAAAAGAGCTGGTTGTGAACACGGAAACAACGCTTACTCATTATTTTTTGAGATACGAGTTTGCTTTCAGTAATATTGCGTCGACGCAGCCTATCAAATACATTGATGATTCTGGCTGGGAAAACTGGGACGGCCGGATTGTCAAAATTCTGAACGTTTTTGACGCTCTTGGAAGAGAGCTTTACATGAACAAAAGCCAAGAGCCGCTTTCCGTTTTTACCCCTCAATACGATTGTCTTCAGATCTTAGCTAATCAGCAGACGGAAGACTTTTATGTGATTGTTCAGGCGCTACACCCAGCTGTGGATTACAACCCAGCGCCGGTAAATCCAGTAGTTAACACCATCATCGAGAATCTTCCGCCTGCTTTGGAGAAGCCTTTGGAGTTGCTGGTGGCTTCTAAAATTTATGGAAACATGAACGGAGAGGCCAATTTGACAAAGTCAGCTATTCTGCATCAGGCTTATGAGGCCAAGCTTGCAGAGGCTGAACTGCGTGACACAATTTCCGTGAGCGAGAATGCCTCAAACAGCAAACTTGAACAAAACGGCTTTATCTGATGCGGATATCTTCTGGTCCATACCTTAATCCGTCGGGTTTGGTCGACAAATATCTGAGCCCGATGTGGGATCAGATTAAGCAAATCAATACGCACCTGCCCCAGGTAGCGCATGTTTCCTATTACCTGGAGACCCTCTTTAATCTCGAGCGAAATCTGGAGCTCTTGGCGGCTCAAAATATTGACCACCATATTCTTAAAGACATTCAGATTTTTCAGGGAGCGGGCGCGTACGAAGTAGCCATCAATGAAGGTTTTGCCGGCACAGTTGAAGACTGGCTGGCAAGTCTTATTGGACCTCAGGGGGATCCTGGGGTAATTGACGAACCGGCACTCTCTACAATCCTTTCTGACATTGCAAACAACGCCGCGGGTATTGCAGCTCTGGTTCCAGTGGTTGTCGACCATACAGCTCAGTTTTCAAACTATGTGCTTGAAAGTGTATACGACACCCACGTCAACACTGTAACTACGACCCTTGCCACGCATGCCGCGGCGATCGCAGCACTTGGGGCTGTACCTCCGTTTGAGCTTCCCGTATTGGAAGTAGAGACGCTGGCTTTGGGTGTGTTCAACAGCCAAATCAACTCTTCCCTTAGCGGGTTTTCTGCCGGCCTTATCGACGTAGAAGATCTGCTCGCAGCTCTTCAGATTAACGTCGATGATAACCTCTCTTCGTTTAACACTTTTGTTTTGAGTAATGCGACTGACATTGCTCGCATCACGGTCCTCGAAAGCAGTTCGGGTGGGCATGCTTCTTCTATTGTGGCGCTTGAAAGCGTCACTAATGATATGGCCGCGGTGCAGCTCACTCTCACTGCGGAAAGTGCTACCCACTTTTCCAACTATGATTCTCTGGTCATAGTGACTGATAATGCAGCCTCTCAAATTAATGCGCTCCAGGTAACAAACAACGCAAACGCTGCATCAATCACTTCTATAGAACTGGCTTACGTAACCGAAGATGAAGCCCTTGCTGCATCTATTTTGGCTATCTCAACCTCTTTTGATGCAAGAGAAGCCACACTTACAGCCGATATTCTTGCAGAACAAACTGCCCGAGTCAGCGCAGACTCAGCGGCTGCTACAGACAGAACTGCTATTAGGGCAGAGTTTAGTGCAGCTGACTCGGGTGTACTTTCAAGCGCAACTGCATTGGTTACTGCTGAGAGAACCGCACGTACAACAGCAGACTCAGCGGCTGCTACAGACAGAACTGCTATTAGGGCAGAATTTAATGCAGCTGATTCAGCTGTACTTTCAAGCGCAACTGCATTGGTTACTGCTGAGACAAGCGCACGTACAACAGCATTTTCTGCAGCCGCCTCAGACAGAACTGCTATTAGGGCAGAATTTAATGCAGCTGACTCGGGCGTACTTTCAAGCGCAACTGCATTGGTTGCGGGTGAGTCTTCTGCCCGAAGCAGCGCAGACTCGGCGGTTGCGGGTTTAGTTACTACGTTGCGGGCCGATTTCGATCGTGAAATCCGCCAAATTCTTCCTTGGCATTTTAACAGTGAGGGTTACTTCTGGACGACTGCATTTGGGGGCCTCCCTTCGGCAGTTGCAGCGCCTACCGACTTCACATACGTGGATGTTTCCGGAATAGGGAAAGTCGCCCAAGTTAGCGTCTTCCCTAAATACCTTACTCCAAGAGGTGTGATTAAGCCATATATCGGAATGAAACTCCGACTTGAGACAAAAGTCCGGGCTACGGTTAATCCAACAACTGGCGCTATTTCAGTTAGTCTTGGTTCCGTAAACGGACTGAGTTCTGTCTGGGCGCATGGAGACCCTTCTTTCACTCCAAGTAATGTGACGGGATATAACGAAAGCGACACTTCGCTTGTTGTCGCTGATGGTTGGGTGACAATTGCTCGGTATGTAACGTGTACTGCCATCTCTACTTATGATGCTAACTGGCGGCCACGGCTTAATCTGACTCACACAGGAACTGGCGGAACCGTTCAAGTTGCGTATTTCAACATTGAAAATGTAACCCACGCTGAGGGGTTCACTTCTGCATTGGTTGCGAGTGAGTCTTCTGCTCGGGCAACTGCCATTGGTGCAGTAGCTACTAATGTGACGACGCTCACTTCCAGCGTTGGAACCCTTTCTTCTACAGTCAGCACCCAAGCCTCAACGCTTGCTGATATTGAAGGAAACCTGCTCGGCAAGTATAGTATATCTGTTGATGGCGGTGGTAATGGAGCGTTTGTTAGTCTTGAAGACAGTACGACATTTGGTAGTGTAATTGAGATATCCGCGACTAAAATTAAGTTTAATGGCGATGTCCTCATTAATGGTTCTTTGCAAACTACAAAAGTAGCAGACAACGCTATTACTCAAAATGGGAGTGCGGCCGCTAATACAGTAGCGTCGGTTGGGGCGTCTTTTACAGCTAGAGGCGGTACAGTGCTTATTTGGGCAAACTTCTATAACACAGGAACTACTACCAGAACTTGGTTTATTAAAAGAAATGGAACAACAGTCAAAACTCTGACCGCCAACAGTCTTCCAGCTACACACCTTATGGCTATTGATAGTCCTAGCTTAGGAAATGTTACATACACCGCAGAATGCTCAGTAACCTGTAACCTAATTGATATTCAATATTTAGAGATACTTAAATGATTTATTATATCTTTATTAATGCTAGTAATTTAATTACTAAATACGGTTTACTTACTGCAAATTTGAATGAATTACCTGTTGGCGCTGTGGCAATAACTCAAGAACAATATTTTACAATTGCAGGACACGCCTCAACTTGTAACTATGAAGATAATGAAGTGATCTGTAATTAGTTAGGTTAATAACACGTCCAAAACACGTTGCCGGTTTTGGAAAATGGCACTATGTAAACGATCAATGGATTGAACTGGATCTCCAAGAATGACAGTCTCAACTCGTGCCATCACTCATTTGATTATTCACTGCAGTGCTACCCCAAAGCATATGGACTTGGGTGCTTACGACATTCGTCAGATGCACAAAAAGCAAGGCTGGAGTGACATTGGGTATCATTATGTCATTCGCCGCAATGGAAAAATTGAACTCGGGCGAGATCTCGATAAAGACGGCGACATTGACGAAGAAACCGGAGCACATGCTTTTGGGTGGAACGCTTATTCAATCGGTATCTGCTTGATTGGCGGCGTCGATTCCATTGGGCATGGCGAAGCTAATTACACCAGGGAGCAAATGATTGCTCTTGCTGCATTTCTTGTGGCCAAGCGTGAAGAGTACCCCGGCGTCAAAGTGATAGGCCATCGAGACACCGGCGCCAAAAAAGACTGCCCTAGTTTTGATGTTGCTGAATGGCTCAAATCAGGGAATTTGGTTCAACCGCGTAATCCCCGCTGATCTCTTGAAAGGAGATTCTCTATGCAATTCCTGAAGAAACATACGGCCCTGATCACTGCCGTCGTTGCCCTCGTCGTATCGGCTTGTACGAGTGTCGGGCTCACTCCACTTCCAAATGTCTACAAAAATGCTGAGACCAATGTCGAACGCACTCTTGTGTCAGTGAAAGCTTTTGGCGCTGCTCAGGAAACTCTGATCACTGTCTGCGGTCCGGCTGTTGCCGGCACGATTGACGGAGACATCTGCACCAAGCTTATTCCAGTCGAACAAACGCTTCGTCCGGGTGTTCGCGCAGTGACCCGCATCGGCGCCGAATACGCCGATATTGATGCTCGCATCAAAGCTGCTGGTCCTCAGGCGCCTGCTGAGTGGCTTCTTGTAGCCGCCCAGACAGCCGGTCAGCTTTCGGACGCCTATGAACCGATCAAGGCGGACATGGACAGTTTTGTCCAACAAGCCGGCGCTCTTGTCGACTAAAGTCTGTTTCCTTCCGCACTCTCAACGAAAGACACTACAATGCTCGACATTTTTACCATCGTAACGAAAGGCCAGCAGGCGCTCTCTGTCCTAAAGCTCCTGGAGCCAGTTCTCGGCGAAAACGCAAAGATCGTGAACACGGTCACTACCCTTGTGGGTAAGGCTCTTGTTGGTGCCAAATTTGGCGCTACAGCCAATAAGGAACTTGTGGCTGAACTCGACAAAGTCATCTCGGATCTCGAGGCAATCAAAGAGCGCGGCGGTGTGACCGGAGATGATTTCCGTGCTGAAATCGCTCTGATCGACCAACGCGGAGCTGAGCTGGATGCTATCCTTGCTCGGCTTAAAGCCGGCTGATCGACAGCTTAGGTTGACTGGGATATAAGGCGGGCCTCAGAGAGGCCCGCCTTTTTCTATGGAGGTTAAGCAATGCTCTACCGGACACCTGAAGAATTGCCGGATGAATACCGCCTCTACACCCCCCGTAATCACAAGGCGTACCGGCCGATTACAGACTCTGTTTTCCAGCTGCAGCTGTCCAGTGCTGAGTTCCCAAACGAAGATTTCGATAAAACAGAGTTTATCGACCCTAACCGGTAGACTTTACAAAAATACAGGGTCTCCCTATTCCTGCCCTATCGGCTCTATTGTTTGAGGATCTAAATGCCAGACATCATGAATCTTTCGGACGATGATCCTGATCTGGTGGGCAAAGACCCGGAGAGCTTGTCTAACGTTACAAGGGTGACAGCTAAAGAACTAGCTGCTCGCCTGGGGAATGGCGCCTCTGGTCTTATGTCTCAACTGACTAATTGGAAAAAAGAACCTACTGTCCGTATGCTCAAGCTGGATCTTGAAGCAGCAAAACCGTTTCGGGACACCCACGTATCCGAAGTTCAAAGGTGGGACACGGCTCGAAGCGGAGGCAAGCCTGTACCGAAGCGCCGCGGCCGATCGGTCATTCGGCCTAAGTTGGTTCGTCGTCAGGCTGAGTGGCGCTATTCAGCTCTAAGCGAGCCGTTTCTGTCTTCAGAAAACATCTTTGAAGTTAACCCGCGCACGTTCGAAGACACAGACGCTGCAGTACAGCATACCATTCTCTTGAACTGGCAAATGCGTACCAAGATCGATTTGGTTCGATTTGTAGGCGAAGCTGTTCGAACATTCGTCGACGAAGGGACTTTGATTCTTAGACCAGGCTGGCGCCGGGAGATTAAACAAGTTCAAGTCGAACGTCCGGTTTACCAGTACATGCAAGTCATGGAGGGATCCCAGGAAGAAGGTTTCCTTAAAGAAGCTCTTGCGCTTCGGGACACCGACCCTTTTCGGTACGAACAACTGCCCGAAGAGCTCCTCGAAAGTATCAATTATGGGGAGCAAAATGGTGTCACTGCTTGGGCAGTGCCTACAGGCCAAACTCAGACAGTTACTGAAGACAAAATCATCAAGAATGAGCCTACGCTCGATATTGTTGATTACCGCAACATTTACATAGACCCGAGTTGCGGAAACGATCCTGAACGTGCGTCGTTTATTGTCTACTCTTTTGAAACCTCAAAAGCTGAGCTGCTTCGGGATAAGCGCTATAAGGGCCTTAACGCTGTAAACTATGGTAACGCCGATTTGCTGTCTGACACAGACCATGGCACAGAAACTCCTCAGGACTTTAACTTCTCGGACGAGCCCCGTAAGCGGATTATCGCTTATGAATATTGGGGCATGTACGACATCGACGGTACGGGTGAGTTGGTTCCTATTGTGGCTACCTGGATTGGCGATCAGATGATCCGCCTTGAGCGGAACCCTTACCCAGATAAAAAAATCCCCTTCATCTTTGAATCATACTCTCCCCGCAAACGAAATGTTTATGGCGAACCTGACGCAGAGATGCTGGAGGATAGCCAGGCAATTTCAGGTGCCCTAACCCGCGGTATGATCGATCTCATGGGTCGATCGGCAAACAGCCAGCAAGGCATTCAAAAAGGCATGTTGGATGTAACTAATCGCCGGCGCTATCAAAGCGGCGAGGATTACGAGTTCAATCCCAACTCGCACCCCTCCCAAGGCATTATCAACCACATGTATCCTGAAATCCCTCAGTCTGCTTTGACACTGCTTCAAATGCAGAATTACGATGCAGAAGCTCTTTCCGGGATCAAGGCTTTTTCTGGCGGTTTGTCCGGTGAGAACTACGGTAAAGTTGCAGCTGGCATTCAGGGCCTTGTTGATGCCACTTCCAAGCGGGAAATGGATATTCTCCGCCGTATGGCCGAATGCTTCAAACGTGCCGGCGCTAAAATCATTTCAATGAACCAGGTTTTCCTGTCGGACAAAGAAGTTGTCCGAGTCACAAACAACAAGTTTATTGAAGTTCGCCGAGATGATCTTGAAGGTCAGTTTGATCTGATCCTTGATATTTCGACACCCGAGACGGATGAGCGTAAGGCACAAGACCTGGCGTTTATTCTTCAGACTGTTGGTCCAGATATGGACTTTCCGTTTCGTAAAATAATCTTGTCAAAAATTGCTAAGCTTCGGAAAATGCCGGATCTTGAGCAAGAAATTAAGATGTATGAACCGCAACCTGACCCAATCGAGCAAGCTCGTCGCCAGCTGGAAGTTTCTCAGCTGGAATTGGAAAATACTAAGATCCAGGCTCAAATTGCTGAGATCCAGGCCAAGACTGAAAAGCTCAACGCAGAAGCAGATTCGATTGATGTCGACACTGAGAACAATATCTCTGGAGCAACGCATGCTCAGGATATGGAAAGACAAACTGAACAGTCTCGAGGTAACCAGGATCTCGCCATTACGCGCGCACTTACTACTCCGCGTAAAGAAGGTGAGAGTGAGCCTGATGTCGAAGCTGCAGTCGGCTTTACAGAACTTTCCAAGCGTATGGCTGCTGCGGGTAATAGGCCTGCTACAGCTCCAGCTGTACAACCCCCACCGTTGACAGGCCAATAAGATTAAATCATTAATCCTGAGTATAGTAAGACTTTACCCAAGAAACACAGGAAACTCCCAAATGAATGATGAATATGAAAACCAACTGAAAGAAATCGAAGTCTCGATCGAAGAACTCAGAGTTCACGTTCGTCGTAGGGAAGCCCTTAACCGGCTTTCCCAGAATTCCGATTTTCAGCAACTGGTGGAACAAGAGTATTTCATCAACGAGTCTTCGCGCATGCTCCTTCTGCGGGATGACCCGAATTTGCCAGCTGACAAGAATAAATTCCTGGAAGCCGATATGTACGGGCCTGGCGCGTTCAAGCGCTATCTTTCGACTATCATGGTTCTTGGCAGGATTGCCGAAGAAAACATTGAGCAGCTGCAAGACACTGCGAATGAAATCCACGATGAGATTTCGGAAACGGGTGACGAATAATGGCCGGCCCCAATGAAGAAGAGCTGGAAAACAAAACCCCTGTAGACGGGGGCACTCCAGCTGAAAGCAATACTGAGCAGGATGATCTTCGGCCTACTGAGGACAACGAAGCTCCTGCTCCTAAAGAGCTTCTCGATATGTCTGACGAAGACTTCGAGAAACTAGAGGCTACTCCGGTTAAAGAAGTGGTCGCGGAAGAAGATCCGGCGACACCGGCCAAAAAAGCAGAAGAGAGGAAAACACCGGCACAGCGGGAAACTAAACCTGCTGGCACTGAAAGCGGCGGTAAAAAAGACCAGCCAGCAGCAGCTGCAGTCGATGTGACACCTGAGGGTAAGGCGCAGGTTTACGACACTCTCTTTGGTTCCTTCAAAGCCAACGGCCGCGACATGAAAGTCGATACGCCGGAAGAAGCTCTTCGTCTTATGCAGATGGGTGCTGGCCATTTGAAGTATCAGGCTCGAGTACGTCCTGCTCTTCAAATCGAACAAACTCTGAAGAACAACAAGATCGATCAAGACAAGCTTAACTTCTTGATCGAATGCGCAAATGGCAAACCAGAAGCCATTAAGAAATTGGTCCGTGACGCGAAGATTGAACCGTTCGACATTGACACGACGGAAGAATCCCGCCAAGCGGATGCCAAGTATCGCCCCACTAACCATGTGGTCTCTGAGTCCGACATCGCACTTACCGAAAAAATCGACACGATCCAACGGGTCCCGAACGGTGATGCAATTCTCAGAGTCGTACGCAGTGAATGGGACGATAAAAGCAGAACTAGGATTGTCGAGGATCCAGAGATCCTTAGTGTCCTCGTCGCCCACAAGAACCACGGTTGGTATGACCGTATTACTTCTGAGGTCGAACGACGCCGCACCCTGGGAACGCTTGCCAACAACATGCCCTGGCTTGATGCCTACTACCAAGTAGGTTTGGACCTAGAGAAAAGTGGCGCCATTAGCTCAGGAGCAGAGACTACGAGCTCTCCTGGATCCGGAAACGAGCCTAAGCCGGCCGAGTCTAAAGTTATCGAAACAGCTGCCGCAAAGAGAAAACTGCCTGCGGGCGGTGATCCTTCAGGAGTGGCTCCGGTTACCCGGACCCCCGTTGTGCCAGTGAAGATCGACGCATCTGTCATGGATATGTCAGACGCTGAGTTCGAGAAACTGCAGTCTAAGTTTGGCTAAGGGTTAACCCTCAAGGAAGTTTGCAATGCCTGACGCAGCGCATCTTTATAACAACCCGCCCAACGTCGATTCGACGATTGGTGGCGGCCAAATGTATGAGTTCTTCTGGCAAAAGAAGGCTCTTATCGACGCTCGGCGCGAGATGTATTTTATGCCTCTCGCCGATGTCACAAGCATGCCAAAGCACATGGGCAAGCGGATCAAAGTGTATCACTACATTCCGCTGCTTGATGATCGCAACGTGAACGACCAGGGCATTGATGCCGCTGGTTCGGTTATTGCTTCGACAGACTATTTCGTGGACTTTGACCACTCCACGTACTTGTTTGTTGTTGAAGCAAGAGCCACTACGTTTGCTGCCGCGGTCAACGCAATCGAAACCGGTGTTGCTGTCAAATCGGGTGCTGCCAGCCCTTGGACAGTCACTCTTTCGAAAAACAAACTGGTTGCTGGCACTTCTGTTGAAACTGCTGCCGTTCAAGCGGCTGCAGTGTTTGCATCGCTGCCAAACTCTCTCATGGTTAGCCAGGGTTCGGGAAATCTGTACGGTTCGTCGAAAGACGTCGGTACGATCACTTCCAAACTCCCTGTCCTCTCTGAGACCGGTGGCCGAGTGAACCGTGTTGGTTTCACCCGTATTGTTCGTGAAGGTTCGATCTCGAAGCTTGGCTTCTTCACCGAATATTCGCAGGACGCTATGGACTTCGATTCCGACAGCGAACTGATGCAGCATATGAACCGTGAGCTTATCAACGGTGCTGTTCAGGTCTCGGAAGCGGTTCTGCAGCTCGATCTGCTCAACGGTGCCGGCGTGGTTGTTTATGCCGGTGACGCAGTGGACGACGACACGGTTGATGGTGAGTCGGCAGATCCTGCTGAGGTCTCTTATCGAGATCTCTTCAATTTGTCGCTGACCCTGGATGACAACCGCACTCCGCGTGAAACGGAAATCATCACCGGTTCTCGCATGATCGACACGAAGACAATTCGTGGTGGCCGTGTGATGTACATCGGCAATGAGCTCCAGGCCACTGTTGAGGAAATGGAAGATCCTTTCCAAAACCAGGCCTTTGTTCACGCTCACCAGTATGGTGCTGCCACTACCCTCATGAACGGCGAAATCGGTTCTGTCGCACAGTTCCGTATTATCGTGGTTCCTGAGATGCACCACTGGGAAGGTACCGGCGCAGTTGTCGGAACCAACCCTGGCTATCGTGACGACGGTGGCCACAACTACAACATCTATCCGATGCTTGTGGTTGGTATGGGCTCCTTCACCACGATTGGTTTCCAGACCGGTGGTAAGGGTGTGAAATGGAAAATGATCCACAAAGCGCCTGGTGAAGAAATCGCAGATCGGACGAACCCGTACGGCGAAATCGGCTTCCATTCCATCAAGTGGTGGTATGGTACGATGATCCTCCGTCCGGAACGTCTCGCACTCATCAAGACCCTCGCTAAGGTCTGATCTGGATGGTGCGACCCTTTTTGGGAGATCAGGGAAGCATCAGCTGGCCGGGTATCTTGGGTAGCCCGGCCAGCACCCTGATTAACAACCTACCCAAGTCCCAAGGAAAATGAACATGCCAGGTGACAACAAAGATCCTACCGAAACGCAAAACGACGAAATCCTGACTCCTCGCCAAGACCCGATCGAAACGGCGCCAGGCGGGAATGAAGATCCTGTTATCACAGCTGATGCGGAAAACGCCGCTGATATGGATGACGAAGAAGAGGATGGTCCTTCTGAGCTTGATGTCCTTAAAGTGAGGGCACGGACGCTTGGTGTTTCCCACTCTCCGAATATTCTGCCGGCAACCCTCCGCGCAAAGATCGACGAACACATTGCGAAATTGGAAGAAGCACAGCTTCCCAAAAGTGTTCGCCAGGAAGAAATTAATAACGGCACAACAGATGAGCCGGTTCGTGCTCTGCAGAAGCCTCAAGTCTTGCCGGCGTCTGCGCGTACCAAGCTTCCTCACATGTCGGAGATGCTCGATATGTCGACCGATGATCTGATGCGTCAGCCTGTGAAACGGCGCACGCAGATTATCCGTGCTCGCCAGCGCCATGTTGAGCTTGCTCTGGTTCGCTGCCAGATCCATTGCAACAACCCAAACAAAAATGATCTTCATGGGGAAATCTTCTCTGTGCAGAACAAGTATGTCGGGATTGTTCGGAAGTTCATTCCGTACGGCAAATTCACAGAGAACGGCTATCACGTTCCGCGTATGCTTATAAAAATGCTGAAAGCAAAAAAGTATCTCCAGGTTCGTTCGGTCAAAAGTTCGGATGGCACTGAAAGAACTGAAACGTCTCTGGCACCTGAGTTTACAATCAACGAACTTCGCCCTCTGACGGCGGCTGAACTGAAACAGCTGGCTGCTATGCAAGCTGCACGTTCGTCGACTGATGCGGGCTTTGTAGGCCAGTAATTTCCGTTAGGAGCAAGTGATGCCGAACGAGCCAGCAACAGAGGCAATTACAGCGTTTAACGCGCTAATCGCCGGCATCACTTTTCCTACGCTGACGGATGATATTACGTCAGCTGCTTTTAACCTGCCTACGCTTAGCGGGTTTCTTTACACAGCCCCGGTGGGGCTTACTGTCGATAAACTGACGGATACGTCTGTTGGTGGCGACGGCGTGTTCGACAAGATTATGACGGCTCTTCGTAATCACCTCATTGAAGAGTTTGATAACGGCAGGATCACCGGCCGGGAGTACGCAGAAGTTTATCAGTCCCTGGTTGGCGTTGCACTTCAATCAGGTGTTCAGTTCGCTATCTCTGCAGACAGCGCTTCGTACCAAAATGCTTTGGTTCAGATGCAAGCTCGAGCTGCTGAGTCTCAAGCCATTTCGGCAATGGCTGATGTTATTCGTTCGAAGTACGCTGTTATCTCTGCCATTGCAGAGAGTGAGAACATGAAAGCGTCTTACGCACTTACAAAAATGCAAATTGCCGTTCAGGATATTTCCTACTCCCAGGTTGAGCAGCAGGTTATTCTGACTACAAACCAGGCTGCCGCGGTTCTTTCGGAAAAGGGAATTGCAGATTACCGTCTGGCAAATCTTCTTCCTGAAGAGAAACGTCAGCTGACGTACAACATCGATAACATCATGGTCGCCCAGTACGACAAGCTTGCCTACGAGGCAGACACGCTTCTTGTCGACCAGCACAATGCCTTCCTCCAGGACATCGACATCAAGAGCTACCAGGTAACAAACCTGATGCCGGCTCAGTGGGATATTCTGAAAGAACAATACGAAGTCCAGCGTGCGCAGACGCTGAACACTCGATCGGACACAGCTACTGTGGTAGGCGCAATTGGTAAGCAGAAAGATCTGTATACCGAACAGATCACTTCTTACGTTAAAGACGCGCGTCTCAAAGGTGCCAAGTTTTGGATGGACGGCTGGATTACCCAGAAGTCTCTCGACGAAGGTCTTCTTGCGCCAGCTCAGTTGACCAACGACGAAGTCAACGAAGTGCTCGTCAGCATCAAAACCAGCCTGTCCCTGGGAACCTGATAAGGAGGCACCAATGGGCCTCTTCAGTTCCAAGAAGAAAGTCTACGTTTCGTCGACGGTCTACAAGATCATCGAAGACGATAAACCTCGCACGTCTTACATGCAGGAAGTCATCGCTTCGACCGCACTTTCGAATTCGTCTCAGAGATCTTTTGCTGACGCTATTACCGCCGCGTATGCTCAAGGACCTCGCAGCAATTTGCGGGCTTTCTTCCGCTGGGCTAAAACAAACTTTGATTACGGCATGCCTCGAGCTGCGATCGACTATAATGAAATTATCGACTACGCAGTTGTTGCTTCCAATATCTTGACTCAGGTTTTTGCAAACGCAGCAAACCTAGTAATTCATGTTCAGCAAGCGTTTCTTGATATTGCCGATGAAAGCTACTACGCAGAACAGTGGCTGTACGAAAACAGACCAACGCTGGCGCACTTGGATTGGGCGGCCGACGTAGATCCCGTTACTAATAATATCTGGATTCAGTATCCTCCGGGAACTGAATACCTTGGTTCTCCGATTTCCAGTGAGTCTTTTTCTGTACCAGGGTTCGACACAAGCAATCGGGTGCTTGTGGCCTATTACTATACTGAAAACACTCTCACCGATGAGACTTCTCCAGCAAGGGTTTGGATATACAAAATCGGTGGTTCCATTACAGCGCTCAATGCTTTTCGAAGTGAGATCGAAAACGGGTCCGGCGCGCGAGAGTTCTATCCGTTCATCCCTCTCAGGATTAACAACAAGTCTGTTTTTGAGACAGGCTCCCCTGCACTCTCTAAAGAAGCAGACATCCGCAAAGCTTACAAAAAGCTGATGGGTCGCGTAGCCAATATTGATGATCTTTTAGACGAGATTGAGGGTAATGCCGGGATCGGTGACATTGACTACGCTTACCTGGTCCCTGGCGTGAGTCTCAACACAACAAGCAAAGCCGAGAAAGAATACCTCTTTGAGTTCTTCCGGCTTTTGTCGGTCAAGCAAGCTGCTCCGCCTACGTCGTATGATGATTTTCTCACGGCCAATGACGCTGTTGGGGGATACACGACGACCAGCCCTACCGGCGATCGGGTGAACGTTAATGCTTATGTAGATACGGATAACCCAAGATATCTTAAAGGCATTGGCACCGCAGACACGATGTACTCTTCTAGCCTGACAAATATTCATTGGACGCTGCCGACTACGGATCTGGGTGTGCTCGATATGAGAATGTCCTGGATCGACATCCAAGAGACTCAGCGTACCGGCGTCATTCAACAAGGTGCAAAAGTTGGTGATGTTATTCTTTCCAGGGGCAACTACCTGAACTTCTCTACGTCTTTTAGTTTTTCACTTAATGGTCTTAACGTAGTCGATACGGTAAACAGTATTATTATCCGTAAACAGATTACTCGTTTGGAGTACATTGAGATTGTTGCTCGAGGTCTGGTCCATAAAAATCTGATCTACAAAGGTAAGTCAGTTGACATTACTGCCAGTGAAGCTCTTGCAGACCCTGATGAGTCAGGCTTCGTCATTCCTCTGCACGAACCAACTTTGAAAAGACTTGGGACAGTTATGTCTACCGAGCTGGCCAGAGAATCTTTTTTGATTGTGTTCAACTCTTACCAAGTGGTGAAAACCAAATGGTATCAGAAAGGCATCTTCAAATTCATTCTGGCGATTATCCTCATTGTAGTCATTGTAGTGCTGACAGTCATCTTTGCGCCGGCCGGCTCAGCAGCGGCCGCAGGTGGAGCTGGTATTCTGGGAAGCTCCGCTGCGATCGGCGCCAGCCTTGGGTTCACTGGGTTGACGGCTATTGCAGTGGGGACCGCAGCAAATGCTATTGCTGCAGCTCTGGTTCTTCAGCTTATCTCTGTTGGGTCGACAGCTGTGTTCGGGGATAAGCTGGGAAAGCTTATTACGCTTGTCGCCGCGGTGGTCCTTACTCTTGGTTCCGGACCTGGAGGCTTCAGTTTTGACAACCTTTCCCAGGGGATTGGTTGGACCAATATGGCTGCAATCGATAAGCTGGCTTTGATGACCAATGCCGCCACTGATCTGGTAGGCGTCGTGCAACAAGAAAAGATTAATGAGATCCTGGAAAAGACCCAAGATGTCATTTCGACGTATAACACTGAAATGAGCAAGCTTGAAAAGCTCATGGCCGAGCTGGGAGGCAGTGGGGTGGTCAACCCTATGATGCTCACTGACTTTACCGACCCCATGCAAGAATGGTCTCAGATGGGCGAGAAGTGGGCCAGAGCAGCTTTCTTTGGGGAGACCCCTCAGGATTTCCTTGATAGAACGCTTCTTTCAGGAGGAGACCTCATTGAGCTTAGCCATGTGGCCATTTCTGACTTCGTGAACGCTGCATTGACTTTGCCATAATGTCAGGGGTAATTCTCTTTCAAGCGCGCCTTTACTGATTAAGAGGGTTCTTATGCCTGATCCATTAAACCCTTACGCTAATTCGTACGGACCTCCTCCGATCGATATGTCTATGGTCGGTGGCCCTGGATACACGGCCCCCCTGGTCTCGTCTTCGAGTCTCAGGGCTCTTGGCGTCGGAGAAGGCGCAGTGGCCCCAGGAATCAATATGAACGCCCCTAAAGTCCCTAATGTGGGCGGTGCGCTCAAAGATGGCGGTGTCGGCGGAGAACCTCCTGTATCGAAGCTGGGCGAGATGCTGGGCAATCTTGGTTCCGGTGTTTCTATTCTGGGAGACCTTGCCGGCATCTATCTGGGCTTTCAGGAACAGAAGATGGCAAAGCGTCAATTTGGCGCTCAGCTGGGTTTTGCAAATGCTAACCTGGAAAACAGCGTTAAGTCCTACAATAATCGATACAGTGATATGCTGACATCTCGAGGTTTTACGCAGGGCACCTCTAATAACGAGACCCAACAAGCAATCACGTCTGGTTCTTTGAACTTCCGACCGATCAAAGGATAACCTATGGCTATCACATATGAGCCAGTTTCTATTCCTGGATTTGGTAATGTTGACACGAGTGGTGCGACAACTGTCGGCACAAGCCTTGCAGGCCTTGGTGATAAAATCACTGGTCTCGGCGATCGTCGTCAAAAGCGCATAGATGATGAGACTGCACGCAAAAATGCCCGCGGCCTCGGGATTTTGGAAATGGCGGCTGCCAACGTCGAATCTGAAGAAGAGCTCAATGCGATTGCCGGCTCTCTTGGGCTGCTTCCTGGTGGTTCTGTAAAAGACGCTGTTGTTATTCCTGGTGGCGCCGAGGTAATCAACGCAACCCGCGCACGCTTGATTGAAAATAATGGCAACCGCGGCATTGCCGAGTTTCGCCAAGGTCAAGGTAAAGAAGCCGAAGCAGTCGGTCGTACTGCTCAAAGTAAAGCTGATTTGAACGATTTGGAAAAATCTGCTGCCACTGCGTATGGTCCGCAGATTGCTGATGTTCTCAAGCTAGGTCACAGCAATGATCCGGGCTACAAAGACGCGCTGTACGCTTTGAATGCAGACATGCAGAAAACGCATGCCGGCATTGATCCAAACAAACTGTATCAGGACTCCGAAGCCAATCGGACATTGGGTGACACTACAAATACCGGCATTGTCACCAACGAGCTGGGAATCGAATCTACTCGTGAAACCAATGACTTTAACAAAAAAGCAAACGTGTTTAGTCTTGGTGCTAAGTCGGATGCTAATCGGGATAGCGATTACAACTATGGTCGCACTATTCTGAGCAATACTCGCGCTGATGAGTCGTATGATTCTGGCCGGAATATCAAAGAGTTTGTCGCTGATCTCAGGGTCAATGGTGTGCGGGATACTGACAACATTCAAAGCATCCGCAATAACCCTGATTTCACTGCAGCTGAAAAAGAAGAAGCAATTACCCTTTACGGCACAGGCCCCGGTCTTGACGTAACTAATCCGCTTAAAGATGAATTTGCGATCGAAAGATCTGAGCAATCTCCGATCAATCCTGTGCAGAACTCTTTTGCAGGTCTCTCCAACACATTCTTTGGTACGGACCTTCCTACCAATGAATCTCGAGGGGTGCCTATTCAGCAAACTGTGTCTGGCATTGAAGGTGCGGTTGAACGCTCTATTGCCAAAGCTCCGGATATTCAAACATATGCTGATGCCCAGAGACTTCGTGAAGCGGGAACTCTCAAAGACTTTGCTGGCAACATCGGCGAGCATATGACGGTGCTTTACCCAGATTATGATTGGGAAGAAAATCATAAAGAACTGATTAACGAGATCAAAAGTGAATTTGGTTTTAGCAACGAAGAAATTGTTGCTCTTGTTGGACAGGCAACTAATACAGGCGGTTTTTTTAACTCTGCGGAACTTGCGGATGATAAGATGAGAAAACGTGCTGCTGCTTATGCAGCAACTCTTCCAAATATCAAACGTGACTATGAAGGTTTGATGAGTAAGTCCGCAGAAGCTTCCGTTATTCAATCCAATATTCGTCAAAAGAAAATTGACCAACAACGCGCTGCCGAAAATGGAAAACCCGAAGATGCCGCAAAGCGGCAAGAAGAAATTGATATTCTCACTTCCCAACTTTTGAGAATAGAAGCAGACGTATCTAACCGGGCTCGGTCTACCAAGAAATAGCCCTCATCTAAATAGGTAGGACTATGATAGGCCCATCAATTTCGGACTTTACTCAAAAACTTCGTTCTATTGGCCGTGAGTCGGTAGCCGAACGTGTGCCTGAAAAAGATCCTCCAACTAAAGAAGACGAAGCTTCTGCCGGCGCAGAGCTTACGATTGCTGAACAGGCAGTTGCTATGGATCAGGCTATGGGTAGTCCTTACCAAAAAGTTACTCAAGGAAGCATGAGCTTTATTGGAGGCGCTGCTTCGCGTTTCGATAAAACGCGTGTACCCGGCTATCAAGAACAGCTCGAGATAGACAAAACTGTCTTGCCCCCCGGCCAGTTTGCAATGAAGTATGGCAAAGAGGCGGAAGACGCTCGTTTTTACGAAAGCGATGATGAGACGTCTAACCCGATGGTTCGGGCTATTGCTAAAGAGGACAATCGTCCTGGTCTCCAGGTAGCACGAGACAGCACTATTGGTGCCGGCGCTGCACTTGTAGGCCTTACCAGTGATCTGACGTCCGGGCTTATTCGCATGGCTCCTAGTGGAGGTCTTCCAGGGCAGAGGGCAATGGACCGCTATATGGCGGCAAACTCTGATGCTGAAATTCCTAAAGTCGGAAATCCGGTTGCCGATGTCATTTCGGAAAAAGGCAACGAGTTTGCTGATTTTATCCGCAAAGGAAAAACTCAAGAAGTCAGAGAAGGCTACGCCGAAGAAGCACGTACTTCCCGTGCTCGTACGGCAGACAGTGAGGCTGAGTATGAAGCTTCCGATAAAACGCTTCGTGATGACTTCCGGCGTATGGGCAGGGAAGCTGTAATTTCGGCTGACTCTTATTTGGATAACTCGATCGCCACGGGTGACGTAGTAGCTGAAGCTCTTGGCTCAATGATTCCTTCTTTGGGTGTTGCTGGGGGTGTCCGCGCTGTTGTTTCTGGAACACTTGCTAAGGCGGGTGTGAAAGGCGTTGCCAAAGGCACTATCGAAACAATCACCACGGCTGCCACTGTCGGCATCATGGAAGGCCAAGGCGCTTACAGCCAGACTCGTCGGGAAATTCTTCAGATGTCTGAAGAAGATCTTATGGCCGGCTCTGAAGAGTATAGGGCTCTTCGTGATAAAGGATACAGCCACGAACTTGCTAAAGACCAAGTCGCCGAAGCCGCGGCCGTCGAAGCTCAGGTTATGACTTCTGTTGTTGCTGCCGGTATCTCTTTGCCTGTGGCTGGTTTTGAGGGTGGTGCCCTTTCTCGCCTTGGCAGACGAAGCCTTGTTCAGGCGGTTGGTGATACTGCCAGTCAGACTGTTGAAGAAAGCGCTCAAAACGCAACAAGTCAGTATTTTCAAAACATAGGCATTAAAGACTACGCCGATGAAACTCGTGCGCCGTCTGAAGGTGTTGGCCGTGCTGTCACTGAAGGCGCAATCGGCGGCTTTGGTTCTACGACTATTCTTGGTGCTCCGAACGCGCCTGGTATTGTTCTCCAGAAACAAATCCAGATGATCAAAGGCGTCGGCTCTGTGGGCAAAATGATTGGTGGCGCTATGGCCACCAAAACAGCTCGTAAAGCTGCAAATGCCAAAGTTGATGAGTTTGCGACAGAAGTCGAAAAACGTTTCAACGAAGCATCTGACATCATTACTGCGATCGAAGAAATGGATGGTGGTGCAGAGACCACTCAGGAAACGCGTGCCGCTCTTGAGCGCGCGCGCACGGTCATAGAGCCTTTGACCGAAGCGTTCAAAGACACCGAATCGGGTGACTATAAAAAACGCACCAAAACATTCCAGGATCAGGTTGTTCCTGGATCCAAACTCAAGACATTGGTGAATGTTGCGAGAAAGCTTTCCACCGACAACGGCTTCAGGGAAGATTCGGAAGAAGCAGTAGCCGCTTCTGAATTTCTTATGGATGAAATGGCTCTCATCAATGGCGTGCTCATGGCCATGGAAGTGCAGGCGGATAAAGCTCCTGCCGAGGGAGCCAGCCTTCAAGAAGTGCTTGAAGCTCAAGAAGCAGCTGCAGTGGATGCAGTGGATGCAGTGGATGCAGTGGATAACGTCGCTGCTGCTGAAACCCGCGCTGCCGAGTTTACCGGCAATATGACTGAGACACCTGTCTTCTCAAAAGGCTTGCAAGACGCTTCCCACGTTCTGAATGCGGCTTCCACAAAATCTGTCCAAGAAGGCAAGGGTGTTATTCCGATCAAGTCGTACGCCGAAGTGGTAATGAACCCGGTTGGTATAGACCCTGCGCGCATCACTGAAGAAGTTCGCGTCGGCATGCCTGAAGAACTTCAGAAAGCTGTTGCTGTTGTGGAGGCTATTCAGTCCCCGGAGCATAAAGCCAAACTGCGTCCGGTTAAAGGCAATCGCACCAATACTCGTGAGGGCAGCCGGCAAGAAATACTGTTCCAGAGTAAATCTACGAGGTGGGGTGAAATTGCCTCCTTTAACGATATGGTCTCCCAGCTTCTTCGCGGTGCTATTCGGCATCAGCGAGAAGGCAACAGTGTTGTCCGCAACACTCAAGGTAACGAAATTGATTCTGTCGACGTGCTCGAAGACCTTGCTGCGTTGATTAAACACCAACAAAACAAGTTTGATGCGGCTACGGAGTCGGTAACCAATCCAGAAAAGTACGACACTAGTCGTAAGTTTGACTCGTTGAGCCAGAAAGACGGCGATTTCTACAAAGACAAAGGCAAGATTTATGTCCATGCCTCAAACCCTAATTCTATGCAGACATACCGGGCGATCGGTGAAGAGCTGAACACCGGCATTCGCGCGTACAATGCGCTGATCGAACAATTCCCCGAGCTCTATAAAGGAGAGAAGCTGACTCAAGTTTCTCTTCCAACAGTCCCTGAAGGAGCTGAGAATGCCCCTGCATCATCGGAAGCAGCGCCGCAACCTGCAGAAACTAAAAGTGAACGAACCGAACCCACGCAAGTGGTGGCAGATCCCGTGGTGGGTACTGGTGCTGGCAGCGCTGGTAACTCTGTGCGCTCAGATAAAATGAGTTTTGAGGATCTGTTCCAGGGCGGCACTGAAACCACCTTGGCAGATACCATTCAATACCTGCTGACGCTCGACACGATGGACGCTCAGCAACAAGTTATGCTGTCGATGATCATTGGCTCGGGCTTTGCACGAGCTAATCCGAATACGATCGTACGCCAGGCTACGGCTGAAGAGCGCAAAGCAGCCGGTCCGAACAAGACACACGGCTGGTGGGATCCCCAAACAGGTGAAATTGTTCTCTTTGTTGAGCGCATTTCAAAGCTTCTTCATGAGCTGATCCACGCAGTTACACTCGAGGCACTCTTCCAGAACTTGGCTCAGGCTTCTATCAAGCGTGCTGCCGGCATTGCTCTGAACCCTGTTGAGAAAGCAGCAGTGGATCTTAATGACGCAGCTATTGAGTTCATGGAAGAGAAAGCCATGAACCCTGATGTTGCTCAGGTTCAAGCTGTCATGCGAGATCTTTATGAGGCTGGTAAAACAGTCGCTGAAAGAGATCGCGGCATGGGCCGGGCTATTTCTGAATTCATGGCTTACGGTCTCACAGAGACCAAAGTGGAAGCTCAGCTTTCTGAGAAAAAATATCGTAATCCAAGCATGGCTAAAGGGGTTATCAGCCTTGTCTCTGGGATATTCAGAGCTCTTCTTGGCGTACGCCAACCGAACAAGGATTACGATTACACTGCCTTCGACAAACTGTTCATGGACACGAAGACGCTGGCGCTCGACACTCAATCGACAGTCCTGCAACCTCGTGAGGTCAAACGAGCGGAGGCAAAGGATGTCAAAAAGCGCCCACAAACAAAAGATGCTATTACTTCACCAGAAAGAGCGTCGCCGTCAACGGCGGACGCAAAAGAACAAGTTGAAGCAAAACCCGCTGGCGTACGAACTACCTCCCCAGTAAACCAGGAGCCGGCACAGGCTGAGGTTTCTTCTGCGCCAGCAGAAGAAACCGATACGACGTCGCCGGCGACGGAAGAGTTCGATCTTATAAACAAGATCACTGAGGTTCTGGCAAAAGGCTTTGAGCAAGTTGCTCAGGCTCAAAAACCTGCAGCCTCTGTTTCAGCTCCAGTTCTTGCGGAAACAGCACCTGGAACAAAAGCAACTATTGAAGATGTTGTTGAAGATCTGGCTATCCTGGAAAGAGATGAAGAGCAGCTCAGTGTAGGGATGGAAACGCTTTATGACTCTGAAGGTGTCAGTGCGGCTATTACCTTCGAAGAGTTTATGGTTGTAGCTCGTGAACTTTCTTCAAAAGATGCCAAAGCCAAAAAGGCTATTCGCAATTCGAAAGTCTACCAAAATGCTATTCGTAAGCTGACTGCTTATGAGCAGCAAAATGGTATTGGCAATGGCATTGGCTTTGCAGAAGTCTGGCCCGACGCTCGTGACTATATATCTCGGATGCGAGATCTTCGTGCTCAGCGTGCTAAAGCACAAGCTACTCTCGATACGCTTTCGCCGACTGCAGCATCGCCAGCTGTAGCCGCATCTCCGTCACCCGCTGCTGCGACGGCTGACGCCGTCGGCCCGACGGCTGCCGAATCTGCGCCTCCATCTGTCTCAGCAGCTGCGGCGAAAGCAGCCCCCGAGAAAACAAAAACACAGCCGGCTGAACCGGCCGAAGTTGTTGAAGAAGAAGTTGCCGGCGAAGAAGTCGACACTGGTCTGCCGGCAGATTGGCAACCTACATACATTCTTGGGTCTAATCTTCTGGGCAACAAGGAAGGCAGCTTCCTCTCGAAGCTTCTTACTAAAATGAAACCGCAACTTCAGCCTGGTGACACCCTTGATCGTCTGATCTCGGCAGTGGCTCCAACTCTTCGGTACAAAGTCACGCCGGAGATGAAGGAAGCAAATGATCGTGTTCGGAAAGAAGCTTTCCGTGTCATGCAAGGCATGCAGAAACGTGTTGGTTCTCAAGTCCCTCGCCTGAAGGGCAAAAGTGGTAAGCTTACCCTGGGAGAGCTCCAACTGTTCCAGCGCGGCGAAAGTGACTTCAACCCAGCTCGCTCTGAGCAGTTCCGTGTTCTGGCTTGGCTCGATGCTCAGTCTGTCCTCGACGGTAAGCCTAAGTATGATGAGCACATTCTCATGCTCGCTCTTATGGCGACAGCTGATTATGTGATGAACAATGCCGACTCTAAAGGTGTCACTAAGCTCCAAGACGCCATGAAAATGTTGGGCTTGTCTGATATGTCCAAGCTGAGCCAGGGACAGATTAAAGACATCCTCACCACTGTTAATGCTGGTCGTCCTGGTGTGTTTGTTAAAGCGGCATTGGCTGCTCATATCCGGGAATTCCTTGGTGCGGAGCTCAACCAGGATATGTCACCTTCTGAGACCGATGGTGCTTTTGAAGCTCTCTCTCACGAGATCTTGGATTACCTTTCTTTTGAGAGCCAGAACGCCACTCAGAAAAAAGACTTCTGGCTGAAATCCCATACTGTCAGCATGTTTGGTCATAGCATCACAGCCTTCAGCTTTGGCAAACCTGCAGGTTGGCATGACACCAAAACAGGCAAGATTCTTCTGCGGGATGTTTTGACTTCCAGATCCAGCGATATTCACCGCTATTCGATTGGTGTGCCTTGGACTAAGAAAGACGTTGCGCGGTCTCTGAAAAAGAACCGTTCACTGAAGATTGCTGCCAAACAGCGTAAAGCAATTGAGATTCAGCAGAACACGCCGTTCTACTTCTCGAAAGAGTTCTTTGAGATGTATACGGCTCTCGGCCCAAAAGTGATTGGTTACGCGCTGGGTTATAAAGACATTCAGGATGACGTTTTCTACAACGCTATTCACGAACAATCTGTGGTGGGTAAGAACACAAGTGTTGTCTACGAGATCAATAATACTCGAGATCAAATCGACGAGATTATTCAGTACGCTGAAAAGAACAACATGGATCCTCATGAGGTTCCTGTTTATTATCGCATCTCAATCGGCGACAACACGCGCTTCAACTTCGAAGGCTTCAACCCGCAGCAAAACAAATTTGCTCGTGAGATGTTCTCGCCGACCCGGCACACAATCGATCTTCAAAATCAAAAACAAGTGGACATGATGTATGCGGCTATCGCTCAATCTTTGGGCGAGAAAGTCGAAAACTTGGGTATCGAAGTTGCAGCAGCTCGCGCGAAAGAGCTTCTTGAAACAACGTACGCAAACATCATTGACGCGTTTGCAAACCAGGATCTGACAAATCAGACGGTTCGCCGTGCTGTGCTGAATGGGCTTACTAAAATTGGTCTCTCCGAGGATGCGTTCACGCTGAAAGGTCTGTGGACAGCTGTTCATTTAAAGAAGGCTATAGACGCCGGCGAGACTGAGTTCACCAGCGATATGTACATGGAGCTCGACGGTAAAACGAACGGGCCTATCTCGGCAGCTATTCAGACTTTCTTGGGTCAATACTCTCCTGAGATTTTGGCTACGTGGCGCCGCGGCGGGTACTTCCTCAGCAACGCTTTCAACCAGAACGACGGCATCTCTTATTCTCAATGGAGAAACGGTGTGAACGTTGACTCGTCAACGCTAACGCCAGTAGCTGAGCGTTCGAACGCAGACTTCTACGGCCGTGTGGGTGAGCTCATGGCCCGTGCCACAATGAACATGAAGCTCAAGATCCAGAATGGTCAATTCTTTATAGGCGACTTCGCAGACGCAGCTCAACAACAAGCTTGGATCGCATTCGGTGGGGAAGCTTTTGGCGCCCTTCAGCGCCTGATGAACACCAACAAAGATCACGAGCTCGTTGATACACCAGATGGTCCTGCGCTGAAGATTAAACGTGGTGCAACAAAGGGCCCGATCACCCAGTTTCTTTATGGTGCCGGCCTTCCGTCGATCGCTGCGAGCCTGGCTCAGGATTATATGGGCGAGTTTTACGAGCTTCTTTCCCTGGTTGGACAAGGGAACAAAGAAGCTTTGGCAGAAGCTCGTGAAAAAGCAAAACTTTTTGATGAGCTTCTGCAGTACGATGTCTACTTTGATGAGAGCGGCAATATCCCTTCGTCGATCATTAAAAGCGAACCCAAAGGAGGATCTTTAGCTTCGCTTCTAGGCAACGCCAATCCTTCCTTGGAATTGATGGCCGGCTTTGCGTTCTCCGGTGACCAAGCTTTTCGCCTTGCGAACTCTATTCAAGCGTTTTACCTGACAAGCTTTGAAGAGGCTGTGCATACTGCTGTGGATCCGTCGATCGCTAGGCTGAACAAAGATCTTATCCAAGGATCTCAGGCACACGCTAAAATCTATAAAAAGTTTGTGAACAAAGCTCTTAGTAAAAAGCAGAAAGAACTGGTGGCTTCTGGTGCAATTCTCAGCACTCATGAACTTCCTCCGAATGTTCGTCGAGAAGTTCTGGATGGTCTGAGAAACTTGGCTCCAATCATTGATACGGGTTTCTCAATTTACAACCTCGTCGGCAGCGATGGCGAAACATCTACAGATGTTTCTCGCCGTGTTTTCGGTCAGAAAGAAGCTAAGAAAAAAGGCAAAGACGTTGAGGTCGAACCAGAGTTCTGGCCGCGGTCTCGTGCTCTTTCTAAAAACCAGATCGATTCTCGCCGGTCAACAATCGGTGATGCGGGAGTTCGTGTCGTGCCGTTGAATACCCAGACACACTCTGACGTGCGTATGCAAATTGAAACCTGGACCCATCCGAATTATCCAACCAATTCATTGGCGATTCACGATGGCGCCAACCAGGCCACAACAAATGTTGAGGCAGCTTCGCTTGTAATGAACGAAGCTATCTCCAGGGCCTGGAGCACCAACACGTTGCGTCCTATCCTGGAAGCATACGACCGTGCTCTCAAATTTGATGACGGCAGTTCGGCTTTTAAGACTTTGCGAAATCTGCGTGAAAGTCTTCAAATTGATGTCTTTCGACGCGATGCTCGAATTACAGTCGAACAAAGAATTTTCACTTCTTACCAAGGTGTTCCAGGAGCGGACATTGCTTTCGTTCAAGAAGGTCTTCGTTTTGCTTCTGAAAATGAGATGATTGATTATCTCAACCAAGAAGTTGATAAAGAATTTAATGCCTTGATCGCAGCAATGCCGGCTACTGCCATTATGAAATCGGTTTCGGAAGTGGGGGGCAAGGATATCTACCCTTCGGACCCTGATAAAGAGTTTGTAAAAGCTCTTGGGGGCAAGACTCGTTTTACGGGTAATGAAGCTCGCCAGCTGATGATCACTGCTACCCGGTTCACAGAAAGTGCTGAACAGCTTTCTGTGATGACCGCTGTTATGAATTCAGTGGCTTTCAACACAGCTATTGATAATGGGTTTGAAATTGTCATTGACTCGAAAGCCACTAAACAAAAAGGTGCCCACGGCTTTTATAATTCGTACACAAACCAGTTGGTTTTGGATATTGAATCTCTGAATGCTGAACTGCTTCTGCATGAAACTGTCCATGCTGCAACTATGAACACCATCTGGAAGCTGATTATGGATGTTGGTTTTGCTCTAGCAAACCCAGCACTCCAAAAAGAGCTGCAAGCTATTGAAGAAGCTATGAACTATTTTATGAGTCGCAGGTATGAATTTGGTTCGCCTCCTAATTTGATCCAACATATTATTGAACATCACCTTGATGCGGCAAATGGCGCTCCAACTCCAGAGCTTGGTAAAGTCCAGGCTTTGAGCGAATTCATTGCATATGCGTTGAGCCAAAACAGAACTCTTATTGAGTCCAGGAGTAGGCCAACCACACAAAGATTCGAAGTCAATGAAATAAAGAAAGACAAGATTGTTCTGGCTGACTCTGCTTATTCTAAGAACGCTCTTATCGGGATACTCCAAAGAGTAGTTCGTTCGGTTATGCGCATCTTTAAGCCGCAGTACAGAATGCAATACCGAACTGAAACATACTCTTCTTATGAATCAGTGTTTATCAAAAATCTCGACAGCTGGGGTGATAAGCTTATCATCTCTACACGGAATTTGATGAACGTTCCCTACGATGGGTTTTTCCGTACAAATCTCGATTCTATGATAGAGGTGTCTAAGCAACACCCTGAGCTAGTGGATCCTGAGATTGTGCAAAAACTCAGAGATGAGCACATGGTCTATTACGCCACGTCTTCTTTCTCTGAGAATAAGCAAAAAGCCACTGAGCGTAAAATTGATCTTCAGCGGAAAGTCGGCAATCAGGTTTCTGAATACCTGGCAGCGCGTCTTCGCGGAGACACTGCTCAGGCAACTCAGACTAAACGCGCTCAACACGCCGCGGCTTACGCCAAGGCGAAGAACGACGCGATGGATGCCCTTAATACGATGAAGGCTGCCGGCTTCACGATTGAAGGTCCGCAGGACATTCTTCTTTTCCAGACGCTCCACTCTGTTGTGGCGGCCGATATGAAGATGGACAAGGTGGCGCTTCAGGAACTTCAGCAGATTTACGCTGCAGTCCTCGAGAAGCTCGGCACTGACACGTTTGAAGAGTTTGGTGCTCAGGGTGTCACCGGTCAGCTGCAAAGCCAGCGCATGTACGCAGCTGTGCTTGGAGAGTCTTTCTTTGACGTCACCGGTGCTCGTCAGTTCCTTCCGCCGCGGGGACCAGCCGGCGTAGAGCGCCTTGCTGCATTCATTGCTTTGGTCCAGGTCTCTCCTGAGATGCGCCAGGTACTCGACCAAATGAGTATCGACAGTCTCAACCTGTCTACCGGCATTGATACTAAAGGCGGCGTAGACGATTTTCTTGGGTCCATTGGAACCAAAGCAGTTAACCGCGTTACGGGCCGAGTTCTTGAAGAAACTCGTGGCAAAGATGCTGCAACATCGGGCACCCTGGATGTGCTTACGGATCTTTTGCTTGAGTACAATGAACAGGCGGCTTCTTCGACAGAGCAAGGTTTTACAAATGCTCTACGCGGGATAAACGTCTTGGTGAAAGGCGGCATTGAAAGCGCAGCCGCTCATATTGCCGATGGACTTTCTGACAGTGCCTCTAAGGCGACGAGCGAAGCTTCTCAGCTGGCTCAAGAGATTGGTGCTGGTCTGAGCAATCTCCTGGTGGAAGATCGTGCCAAGGTACAGCTCGACGCTCTTACGTCGTTCCTGAACAACGAGAAAGTGCCAGAAGCTCTTCGTAATATCTGGGCGGAAATGCGCTCGATCAACGAAGACACTGTTGGCGTCTTGCGTCTTGTCAAAAAGGCAAAAGACATCATCTCGAGGATGCGTCAGGAATACATCGACAAGGTTCCTCAGATCATCCTGAACAGCTTCGGTGAAAGCTTTGCCACTCTTTCTGAAAAAGAGCGCCGTGAGGTAATGAGCACGTTGTTCTTTAGTCTAGGTAAAACTGACTTTGGGATCTTGGATAAAGTCATTGGTTCCCGGTCGGCGATCAAGTTCTTTGGCACAAACAAAGAAGCTCGTAGCGCCCTGAATGATCAAATTAAAGAAATGCGTACGAGCATTGCCCGTAACGTTGAGCGTCTTGGCCTACCAAAGACTATTGAGCAGGCCTACCTCAAAAAAGCCGAACAGCTCGGCACGTACATGGTTACAAAGAAAGCCGGCTTTAACCTGCTGACTTCTGCAGTCGGCATCCTGAACCTGCATAATGAAGCCGGTAACGGGATAATCACGGACGCTGACTACAAATTGCTCCAGGATACGCTCCTGAAGCACCGTGGCGGGCAAAACCGGATCAACGACAAGGTTCGTAGGCTTATTGACACCATTGACGCCCTGGCCTCGCTGGAGGCTATTTCCAAGCTGGATGACACAACTCACGACAAAATGGCAGAGTTCCTGAAGACCCAGCGCAAAGCTGTTCTTGACGCAATCGACTACCAGCGTGAGCTCCATCGCCTTGAGCGGGCGAAAGTGGATATCAACAGTGCTGCTGCGTTGAACGGCTTTAAAGGTCATTTCACAACAAACAACGAGCACAAGCACTCGGTTGTTGTTGCTGAGGATTCTATGGAGCAGACCTTGCGTGAGCAGGGCTATACCAAGATGCGGGTATTCCAGGGGCCGGCAGAATTCTTCGACTCCAAAAAACCGAAGCGTAGCTATTACTTCTCGGCTTATAACAGCCTTGCCACGTACAACCAGGGTGCGATGCAAACTGTTCAGGATACATACTTTGGTGTGGATCCCGTCACCGGCTTTGCTATCGGCTCGGAGACTAGCGGCAACCGCGTCACTGGCAAAGAAATGAGCCTGCTGAACAGGCGGATGAAAGCTCAACGCGCTACTTTGCAGATTACGGAAGATCTCATTCCGCGGTTCAACGCAAAGGGCAAATTGATCGCTTTTGAAGAAGCCGTGTCTGCAGATATGTTCAGCATGCTCAAGCAGACCAATGACTATGCAGACAGCCTTGGTCGTTGGGCCGGCCGTCTCCAGGAAGAAAAAGCTTCTCACGGTCTTAACTACGAGCTGCTCGACTCCTTGAAGCGCATGTACGATGAAGACGTTAAACAAGGCCGTGGCGATGAATACGCCAGCTTTGGTCGTGAAAAGAAACCTGATGGCTCTTGGGGCATTACTGACGATCTTGCGAATGATCCGGTGTGGGAAGAGACGTACTATCTGATGCCGCGAGACGCTCGTGAGTATGCTGAAGAGCTTTTTGATGGCCCGATGATGATCCGTCGGGACATGATCAACAACGCCTTGGGTTTCCGCTCTATGTCGGTTGGTGATTTGTTTACCGGCAAGTCTCGCCTCAACGAAGAATTCCGGGAGAACCTAAAAAAGTTTTTCCTGGCTACACCTTTCTTGGGTCCGGATATGTATAAGTATCTAACATCCAGTGAAGAACTTCTTCAGGAAGTCGTCTCCGGCGTGAAGCACATCATCGTGGTCAAAAGCGGTATCGTCATGGTGGCGAACGCTGTTGCTAACTTTGTGCAACTGGCTTCGAACAATGTGCCGGTTTCTTATATGACCCAACGTGTTCGCTCTAAGTGGGCAGAGCTGGAGCGCTACAAAGGAAATGAAGCGCTGAAGATTGAGCTTCGCTACAAGTACCTTGCTTCCAAGTCGAACGCTGAGCGTTCGAACTTGCAGGCTCGTATGAATTCGATCGACGAAGCCAACAAGAAAATGACGATCTGGCCTATGATTGAAGAGCACCAGTTCACTTCGATTTCTGAAGGGCTGACCGACAATGATCGTGTCATGTTCAATAAAGGTTTTGGGGATTGGATTGAGAAGAAAGCCGGGGAGCTGCCCGGACCAATGTCAACGGTAGCTCGGTATGCACTTGTAGCGAAAGACACGGCTCTCTATCAGGGTCTCGCCAAGGGTGTTCAGTATTCTGACTTCATTGCGAAGTCGGTTCTCTATGACTTCCTTACTGAAGAGGAGGGCATGGCTCATGAAGCCGCAATTCTTCGCATCGACCAGGAATTCATCAACTATGATCTCAACAGCTCGCGTACGCGTGAGTATGGTGAAAGCATGGGTCTGTGGTGGTTTGCTAACTTCAAGGTCCGTTCGGTGAAGGTTGCGATCAATCTTCTCAAGAACAATCCTGTGTCAGCTCTCCTGGCTCTTAGCGGAGCCAGTGTGCTGGGAATAGATGTTGGTTCGCCTGTGACAGATAATCTGGCTGCAGCAACTGCTGATGGCCGCATCTGGTACTCGATCGGACCTGGAATGATTGACGCCGGTTGGAACCTGAATTTCTGGAGCCAGCTGTTTGGCGGATCATCCTAATCTTTTTCTATAAAGATTTAGTTCTCGAGCATACTGACCACACTGCGCAAGTTTCCATGATAATCTGAATTTGGGTAAAGAGCTACAAAAGCTCCGGTCACTGATGACAGTGGAACGTTATAATGGGAGCTGAGCTCAACCATCATGTCATGATATCGAAAGTAGGCTTTAAGCCCATCATCGATATCTATGTCTTCTGCTTGGTGAATAAGGCGCAGAAGATTGGTGATGTTCTGTTTCATTGGATCCTCACCAAGGTGGGGGCACGCCGATACCGCACGACGGCCCCCTATTTGTGATGCTGGATTCGAACCAGCTTACGATCGATTTCAGGTCGAGTGCTCTAACCAATTGAGCGAATCACTTAACGTATTAAATGCGCTGTCACGTTCTTCTGGACGCTTATTTAATTGCTGCTCTACCACTGAGCTACACCGCATTAGTTCCAACTTAGGTGTTGGGCGCGGTGGTCGGACTCGAACCGACGACACACAAAAAAATCCGAACTGACTTTGCTATTCATGTCGCTAATGCTGAGCTTAGAGGGCACAACATCAACTACAAAACTAAACGGGATTTACAAAAATTACCCGAAACAACAACGATGAATTTGTCCCTCATGGGACTGGGAGGAGAGACCCTGTAGGATCTCTCCAATTTGGTCAGTCGGCTAGAATATAGCCGAAAATCGCCGACGCAACATCTGCGTTTTTCACTTCGACAGTGTTTGCGCGTTGGCGAGCTTTTTTGGTTCCGCGAATAATTGCATCCACACGGGAAAGAAGAACAGCTTTCCGCGCCGGCGAAATCATCCCGGAGTAGTTGACTGTCTCGATGCGGCCAACAGGCACATCTTCGTTCCACTTTTCGACCTGAGCCGGATGTTTGTCGGTCGGTTCGACGAGAATCTTGTGCTTGACTGTTTTTTCAGTGCGCATGGCGACTTTGTCTTGCGCCCGGAAAATATCAACGCCGGCTGTTTCGTCACGCGTCCAGGTCAGCGATGGATCCAGGGTCGGTGTAGCTTCAATGAGCTCACGAATGGATTTCATGCGGGTCTCGAGGCCCAGAAGATACGTAGCCGGGAGAGCTGTCGCAAGAACTTTGCCTTCAACAACAAGATCTGCAATGGCACGCTGGTTGGCTTCTTCTTTTTCAGCCACAACATTCCAGTGCGACTCAACTGCTTTGGAAACATAAAGCAGCTTTGCCGGCACAGTGTCGGCAACAGTCTTGTATTCGGTGACGCCTTCGCCTTCACGCGAAGATTCAAACATCGTCAGAGTACGAGTCTGACCGCGGTAGGTTTCAGGCTTTTTGGTGAAAGTGATAATTGCTTCTTGGATCATCTTTGTTGCGACGGTGCTGAGATCGCCCTCAACTGCCAGAACTTCGTGTAGCTGTGCCATATGGTTGCTCCTTGTTTGACACTGATAATAAAAATACCAAGCTTCGGGGGTCTTTTGTCTTCGGACAAAAGGCAAAAAAGCCGGGAAAAAAGACCCCCGTCTCCTTGGGGGAGATTTTAATTCATTTTGATGTTTGTCTCGTCGGCCAAAATTTTGGCCTGGAACTCATCAAAAAGGAAGCGTTCAACAAAACGATCTCTTATTTCCCGTGTTGGAAAACCCAGGGTGATCATTGTTGTTGGATCAATGCCTGGAGGAATCCTATACAGTCGATCGTTGTTCTTTTGTTTTTCGTGTTCAATTCTACGTCGGTTGAAAGACTCAATTGTTTCGATCGCGTTGCGATCAACTTTGAATGTTTCATCTGTGCCTTGCGGGGTGAAAAACCAAGTGACCGTTACCTTAGATTTTCCGCCTGGGTCTTTGATAACCACAAACAAAGGAGATCCACATTTGTAACAAATAGTGTCACCGACAGTAAAATTGGACATGAAAGTTTTCTCTTTTCTCTTCGAGTTTGATTGGGTTTCTTCCTGTGTACGGATGAAACCATTCAGATCCGTCTTTCATTGTCAGTACCAGACCAGAGCACCAATACCCAGTAGACCACTTTTCAAAGTATCTGGCTTTTACTTTTGTGCTCACAATGTCTGAAACTGACATGATTAATTCCTAGCCGGTGATGCACCAGTCGCTCATCAGAATATCTGATTGGCTTGCGACCCAAGGAACAACTTCATTGTTCACTGTCTTCATCGCAATGTAATCACGATAAGGAACCATGTCGTCGGGAAAGACGCCAATAATGTTTTGATCGGCGTGGTATTTGGCAGCCGGCACATAATACAAATACATGCCTTTTCCGTTCCAGCCGATACGCGAAACTTTTTTTCCTTCCATGAGCGCCATCATGGCATGACCAAAAGAGAGCGCGCCTGAATTTTCATAAGCGGCTTCAAACACTTCTCGAGGTGACCAGGAAACGTAATTGGAATGATTGGCGTGATTGGGCCGGCCAGTTCCGGTGTACTCAACCAGGTAACCCGGCTCATCTTCTCCAGCAAAAAAAGCATTTGGATCCATGTAATCGATGTATTTGTGCGAAGACATGGGAACAGCGATGACCTGTTTGGTCCCGTAATAAAGATCATATGACAACATGGAATTGTTTCCCTGGTTTGAATTAGGTGGCACGTAAGAGTCTAACGGCCGTTCCCTCTCGGGTCACCACTTGCGAGATTGTCCGTCTTGATGATTAATCAGCATCATCTTGGGATTTGCTTACCCCTATGGTCCAGGTGCATCCGTAGTCTCGCTACAGGATCTTTTTATTCGGTGCCCGTCTCTCCGGGCTGTCACCTTTTTACGCCGGTTGGCGCTGTTTGATCTCGAGAGGCTCAAAGTTGGTAAGGCCTCAATCAGATTTGCCCGTTTATATGGTCGGTCCGCTGATCACGGCGTCACTCCATTCAGTTATCAGGTATCGAAGATGCTCTTCGCTTTCCTGACAGGGGCGGATGCTGCGACTTCTTCAACAGCTGGTGCATCTTCCCCACAACTGTCGTCTTCGTCTTTGGCATCAACATGCTCAGTCTGAGGAGGCGGCGCTGCGGCGACAGCCGCTTGCGCAGCCTCCGTCGACTTAGGCGTTGCTGCGTCAAACAGAGAGCTTTTCCTGGGAGGTTTAGCCGGCGCTTCTGCTTTGGTGTCTGCAGTCAAAGATGTGAGAACTTTTTCTGCTTTGTCGATGGAACTGTCGGCTTCTTCCTGGACTTCATCGAATTCATTGTCAGATGCGTCCTCAGGACTTTCTTCGTTCCGACGGGCTGCGTCTTCAGCAACAGCTTCAAACGTTGCCATAGGCACTGTAGGACGCGCTGGAGAGGCAACGGCGTATTGGCCGGCCTGGACAGTGATTTCAGCACTGTGGCCATTCTCGCCGCGTCCTGCGGTGATTTTAACGGGGAGTTCATCACCATCGATCACCGGGACTTGTGCCCGAATGTAATTCCGGATGGCCTCCTTGATTTCGGGTTCAGTCAAAGTGATCTGCACGTACGTTTTCCTTTTTGCTGGGTCGTGGTCAGAGGGAAGGAGATCTCGGTTTTGGTCAGTGACCTTCCGAGGCGAATAGGTTTGGATGTTTGCCATGATTTCCTCAATTACGGAGTATTAGGGAGTTATTGTAACTTCCATTCTCGGATTGTCTTTGTCAACGTTTTCCACTTTACAAGATAATGATGTGATAGTGTGCAAATCATCATCTGAAAGTTTGCCGAGCTCAACGAGAGCATCGGAGAAGTATTTGTCGATTATGCTGACAGAGTTCATGAGGTCCCTCTTTTGATGGGAGGGAGAATACATGGCGTAGTGAAGGTGGACACGCCCCCATAAACCAGTCAGATCGGGTAGGGCCAGAATCTGAGGCGCGATAGCTTCTTTGAACAATTTCTTTGTCGTACCGGCGGTTCGATAATGCCAATTACGATACTGGTTTAGGTTCAGCCAATATTTTTTGTTTGGCTTAGCCTGAGACCCGTTTTTCAAAGTTCTTGTATGGCCGCCTACATAAAGCGGCAAAATCAAAGTGAATTGAGTTGGTGGCACGACAGGCCTCCATTTGATGTGAAGACCTGTCGGCCGGTGGAACTGTTCTTTTAGTCGGCGAACAGCGATTTGGTAGTGCTTCCGCCTTTTGCGGCTGCACTGCCGGCAGGAGCCTGGCCAGCGATCTTCTTTGAACGATCGCGGAGCTGGCCCTTGTTCTTCTCTGACCAGAGGCTGATAAACATATCTTCCTCTTTGATGTCACCGCCACGCTTCAGCTCAACGACAGTTTTCTTCGTTTTGATATGGAAGAATTTGTCGCATTCGTTGAAGTCTCGGGTCTCGGCCGTGTCGACGTAATCGCCGGCATCATCTTTGGCCGTCTTGTTTTCACGAACCAAAAGCACAGCCGCGTAGAGCGGCAGCGTCAGGATCGATTTCACGACAGGAAGGTTTTTTTCGACTTCTGCTTTTTGCTCGAAGTCGTAAACTTTGATCGTCTTGTTGACGATTTCTTGTTCGGAGAACGGGTGACCTGTTGTCACGAGACAGAGATCATTCACTGCTTCATAACCTGGAAGCATGAATTTCTTCTTCTCTTTCTCGTAAGTTGGCTTACCCAACTTGTTGGTCATCCAGATCCGTTCACGGAGTTCTTTTCCGTCAACTTCAAGGACCAGGTTCATGGCTTTTGCGGCGGAGCTTGCTGCTGTAGTGATGTAGGCCATTTTAACTTTGGCTTCATACACACCAGATTCGACGAGGTATCCACCACCACCAAGACGGTCTTCTTGTTCCTGCACGCCTTGCAGTTCATTCTCGATGTCTTTGAACATATCGTTAGACATTTGGTTTCTCATTTCCTTTCGGGGTTACTCGTGGCTTTAGGCCACCACAAAAAAGCAAAGCTGACTAAACACCAAAGTGTTTGTTCATATGATCAATCAGCAATGCCACATCATTATCCATGTAGATCTGGTTTTTGGCGAACAACCCAATTGGTCCACGGATCCGTTCCCCGACTGTCTCTTTAGTGAGACGTGTCTGGAATACGTGTTTGTACCCCACCAACTCATCATCTTCAGTGAGCCGGCAAAGAGCAGGGTCCTGATCTTTGAGTTTTTCCAGGCCCACTCGTTTTGTTGAAACTACGACAGAGAAGTAAGCTTCAATGCCTTGGTTCCCGAGTGAGCCTTTGACGGGCACAAAAGTTTTTTCATTCAGCGCAGCGTCTTGTTCAGTTTTTGTGTGAGCCAAGAACACAACATGCTTGCCGCCGCGAATGGCTTTAGCCACAGACTGTTGCATCATGTTCTTGAAGAACTGAGCAAAGTTTTGCCAAGCAGTTCGGCCGTCTTTTGCGTTGATGATGTAAAGACTCTCATACATATCCAAAAGGAAAGTCAGAGAGTCGATAATCACACCATCAAAATTTGGCTGAGTGGTGAGCTGCTCGATTGTGGCTGTCACTTCGTATGGGTCAGTGACAATTGCCGATCGAAAGTTATGCCTGAAAGGCAGTGCTTTTCCCGACTCCGTATTCAGGTAGGCCCATCGCTTTTGGTCAGGGATGTTCATCAGCGATGTTGATTTGCCGGTGGCAGATTCACCGGTAATAAGAAGTAGTTGTCCGTCCATTGGGAGATCTCTTTCTATGGTTCCGTTCGTGAGATTTTTTGGCCGATAGACCTCAACACTGTACTCCTCAACTCGTTGTCAGACAACGGAGTTTGAAGCTGGCTGTTAAAGTGCATCACTCGGCTTTCAATGGATGCATAATCCAATCCGCCGTCAAAAAGAGCAAAGGCGTATTTGATCATCTGGTTGTTTCTGTTACCTGGTTCCATTCGCTCAGCGAACCAACGCTCAAGAGCGCCAAGGTCTTTGAGTTCAGTCATTTGGTTCAGGTGTTTTTCATTTTTTGACGTTTTTGGTATAAACCGAACTGGGTCAAGAAGATCTCCATTGAGATTAAAGTGGTGAACCCCTTTAGGGTTTGTCAGCCATTTCCTTTCTCGTTGGTTTGCCCCTTCGTCTGTTTCAAAAGGCAGCCAAGACATGATGTTATTCATGAATTGTCTGTAGTCTTCTTTTGAAAGAAGAAGCTCGTATTTGATCGGCATCACAATCCGGAAGCGTTCTTTTCCTTCTTCATCATGGCGCTTAGTTGTGTGCGTCATGAAGACGTAATCGCGCAGCATCTCATGGGCTAATTGGCGAGAGCATGTTCCGTCGACGTCCAGAACTACCATGTTAAATCCTGGAATGACTTTTTCTCCGTGGCGATGTTCACCTTCAAAACGGTGGTTGCACCAGTGAAAATCATCAGCTGACGTCAGAAGATGCAATTTCTCAAAAGGTGCTACGTCTGCTTTGTAGTTGGTCGCCATTTCTTGAGAATAGCTTATCAAAACCTGGCTCAGGTTTGTCTCGTTGAGAGAATCTCCAGAGAAGAATTCGATCCCGTCTACAAAAGCTTTCTTGATGACAATATTGTTTTTGTACCCCCATGCCATTGCAAGATCCATGATCTCACGACGTTGGACTGTGCTCGTCTTGTAGTATGGCAAGTTCTCAGTGAGATCTGCATGGGTCAGCTCAGAATCATGTGATGCAATGTATCGAGCAAGCTTCATATAAGGAGGCTCTCTCGAAAGCAGTTTGGAGAAATCTTTACCAGAACTCTCAACCAAACAAATTGCCTGGTACAAATTATCTTCTGTCATCACTGGAGACTGATCCAGGAAAGCATATACGCCAGCCAATTTGAGCGCTTTGAAGTATCTGTGGCCAAGTTCTGTTTTACGCAAATCTTGGTGTTCGGGGAGTCGATCGGCTTGCTCTTCGCAAATGAATCGGTACTCGAGCAAAAGCACTCCGACGTCGTCGGAAACTTCAATCTCGTATTCGTGATTCATCATAGTAGCGAGACTGGCAAAAGCTCGTGACAGCGTATGCACATCACCTTCCATTTGCGGGTCTGTCAGGGCACGGTACACTTCTTCGGCTGACTTCTTGCGCATGGATCTGTCTTGATCTCCCCAGGCAAAGAGAAGCCTGCGAGCATAACCAGTTTGCAAGAATTCAAAGAACGCGTCTTCCGTGGCTCCACCATCGAGAAGTTTTGCCGGCGTTCCAAAAAGAAGCATATTGGTTGGCGTGTCTCCATCGAGATCAATGCCCCGACTGTTGTCAGTCGTGTTTTTTGTGAGCTTAGCTTTGGTTTTGCCTTTGTCGTACAGCTCCAGGAAAATGTTAAGGATCTCAGCAGCCTGCAAAAGGTTAGAGCCTACTTCATCAATTTGAAGATTGATGCTTCCTGCGCCGGCGAGCAGCAGCTTCTGGCGAAGCTGCTTCACCGCCGGCACTGTTCCTGAGTCAAAGGTAAATGGGTAAGGCCCAGCGTTATCGTACTCTTTTGTCAGCACAACTTCTTCGTCAGCGGGATCAGTGTTTCTGTACGCAGCTCGTTTGTTGGAGAGTCGAACAAGGTTTTGCTTTGAAAGCTCTTGAAGGGTTGTCTCGATGAAGCGGTTTTTGAAAGCTTCCATAAAATAGTCTTCAATGATCGAAACAGAGTGTCCTTTGCCGTAGCCTGATGTCGCCAGAGCAAGGGCATACATATTTACAGGAATACGGCCTCTGTCTTTAGTGACAATTTGCGCTCGCATGGACGAAGCCATTTTAGCAAGAAAGTATGCACACTCGACTCGAAAAAAATTCCGATCATCATTCTGGGTTTTCTTGGTGATGATATCAACCATTTTTGCCAGAATAGGATGATCGGAGAGAGTGTTAAAGTCCCGCATGGGTTTTGCCTTTTTGTGTTTAAGCGTTGGTTATTCAGTTTTGTATTGCAGACGCTGAGTGCAAAGAGGTGCTGCGTCGCAGTAAGAGCATCTCCTCACTTCACCAATCACAGTAGACACAATGCCTACTCCGCCCTGCTGAGCTTTGTATTGCATAGCCGCAGGGTACGAATCGAAGTTCTTTGTCGATCGTCCGCCAGATGACAGGGTCTCAGGGTTCTTGTAGTATTTGTGCGTGTCCGGAGATTTCCAGAGATCTTCTTCAGCGCATTCTGGAAGATCTGCTTCATTTTGAATCTGCACAGCAGCCAATATCTCATCCAGTTTACGCCGCACAAAAACATCTACATCAGCGTGTGACATAAGCTGAACTGGCATCTCGCATACCGCAGTTGGCGGGTATCCTGGAATACGAGCAGCGTCACTTCTTTTCCAGTCTTTGATGATGAAGTTCACTTTACCCACATCGGAAAGGATGAGCTCTGGGTTAAGCCAGCGATAAATTCCTTGCTGCAAAGAAAACTCTCCGGACTCAGAGGAATCCATCTTTGTGTATTTGTAAGATGACACCGTCTTGTTGTCCTCAACGCGACCGTCAATCACCTGGTCAAATTTTCCTGAGATCCAGATTTTCGTGCCATTAGAGGCTTGGATAAGCCGGTAGGCTCGCTTCTCAATATAGAAAGCAATGATCTCTGGATCAGCAGCGAGCTCTTCATCAGAAGGGTTGATTCGAAGATTGCCGGCTACTTTTTCAGGATAGCCTAGCGCTTTCATGATCGCTTCGCGTTTTTCTGATTTGACACCCCTTTCGATTGCATCGTGTAGGGATTGTCCAATTCGAGCAGCAACAAGGTTCTGGAGATCAGTCGAAGCTTCTTTGTCCGGGACTCTATGGGCAAGCACCAAAGCCCGAGTTGGCTTCAGAAGATCTGTCACAGAGATGATTGGATGCTCATCTTGTGGAGCATTTGCTGGCTCGTGATCATAATTGTCGTCGGCAAGCCAAAGACTCATGGTGAGCCCAAGATTTGAATGATTGGTCAGAATTCCCGTTCGCATATTAGATTCTCCTTTAGCGCAGTTCGGTTTCAATTTTGGTCTTTCCCATGAATTCCTTCACGGACATCATTCCAAGATACGAAAGGTTCTGGATAATGAGATCCACGACAGTCGAAGGATCCAGTTTGTACATCTCATTGAATTTCATAAGAGATATCTGCCGGATCGTATCGATGCTATCCGAGTTGATTTTCTTCATCGGAGTGTCGAGAACAATGTTTGTTTCCCGATCGCCTTTTGTGTAGGTAGCGGCTTCGCCTTCTCCTGTTTTGAGAACGTAAGTGGCTTTAACCGCCGCCATCCAGAAATGCTTCTTGTCAGCGTCCATTAGGGGTTTTCCTCTATGATGATTTTCCCTATCTCTTGGATCTCGTTGATCGTCGCAGAATTCGGGATGGAATATTCTTTTGCCCAAGTCGGATAAAAAATCGATACTGATCCCGACAATTTAACGTCTGGGTAAGCAATGTCTGGATGAGCTTGCCAACGTACTTCTTGGGTCAATTCTTTATTGAACCAGTGAAGGAGCCAGGCTGTGTTTTTTACCAAATAGTACTGGGCATCATGGATTTGGCAGCAAATACGTATATGCGGCCGCACATCTTTGTTGGCCCTGACTTTTTTCATAAACGCCGATGCCGCACGATTGTTCAGAAGGCCCCAGGACTGGCCAAGAGCGTTCCCCGCTGTCCTAGCCTCAGACATAGCTGCGTAGGGCGTATGGCGCTCTGTATTGAGCGTTTGGTAGAGCAAAGGAGTTCTCACCTTTAGGCCAAAGGCCACAGTGATATATCCATCCCGGCGAGCCCCCTCAATTTTTGACTCAACCCAGCGATCGGAGACAATATACAGCTCGTGGTATTTTGCCTCAATCTCCAAGGCCTCTTTCTTGGAAAGTCCGCATTGGCCAACCAAAGCATGGTTTGTGCCACCATACGTCAAAGCAAACGTTGGAGCTTTTGAGTCTTGTCTTTGTTTTGGGTACAGCTTTGCAATGGAATTTATGCCGGCTACTGAATTTGGATCGATGTCCGGCATGTTTTTCCCAAAATAAGAATAAGCTCTCAAAGAGTGCCCATCGTAACCGTCGGTGTACACTTTCAGTTTGTTTGGGTCTTTGGTCGTCAGGGCAGAAATTTTGTCTTCGAGAGAATCAAAATCAAGGCCCACGAAAAGATAACCCTCCGGGGCTTTAACGCATTTCTTAATGTATTTTGCGAGTCGAGCACCTGAGGGCATATTCTGAAGGTTAGGATCGGACGAGCTCAATCTTCCTGAGACTGTTCCTCCGAGATTGAAATTTCCGTGGACATAATAGTGTCCATCGAAATCCCTTCTCGCGTTTTCCATCGCGGGGATGAACGTCGTGAGAAGAATGCGCACATCCTTAAATTCGATGACCGCATCCAGGAACTTGAGAGTGTCTGGATCCTTGGTGTAATTCTTGAGCGCTCGAATAATTGATGCTTTTGTTGACGGCGCTCCGCTGTCTGTTTTTCCAAGAATGGGGAAACCAAAAAATAAAGGATCGAAAAGAATGCCGGCAAGCTGAAGGTCACTGCCTGGATTGAATTCGAGCTGTATTTCATTAAATGTTGTCCTTTTCTTTTTCCACTTTGCGTGAAGCTTTTCGACTTCAAGCTTCTTCATATGCAGTGTGTAATCCTGCACTAATTGGTTTGTTTGTATAGTCTGCAACGCGGGAATAATCAGAGCTTCGAGCTCTGCTCTTGATTGGGCAACTTGCTCCATATCAATAGGAAGCCCGTTGATCTGCATATCGATGATATCGATCAGCGATGGCTTGAAGATTTCTCGGTAAATTTCTTCCTGACCTTCGGCGATCATGATTGGCATGTTCTTTTCGTAGACATACCAAGTGCTCAAACAGTCAACGAGGTTGTATTCGACTAACTCCTGAACAGGAATTTTAGTGACATCTTTGATGTCTTCGACGGCATAGTTGCCGGCAAATTCTACGGCTTGTTCTTTCAGGCTAAGCTTATTGCCAGCTGTTGAGTTAGTGGCCAGGTACGTGATGATCTTTGTATCATGGATCATGTCTTCAGCTGCGAGCGCATCGAACAGCTCTTCATAGCTTCTGTTTGTCTCTGTCTTGAAGAGCTGATGGATCAGCACGCTGATGTCGTAAGCAGCATTATGAAAAATCAAACGCTTGTTGCTGCCGCGATCGTGATCTTTTTTCCATGCTACAAAAAACGCAGCAAGCAATCTTCTAATTTCTAAATTAGGAAATCCAGGAGCGTGATCCACTTGGAAAGCTACGCCTGAATGCTTATTCCAGGCAAAGGCTATGCTTGCTATTCCCGCATCATCAATGTGCAAGCTGAATCCTTCAATGTCGCAAGTCAGTTCTCTGCGCGTTCGAAGCACAGAAAGTACATCCAGGATCTCATCAGCTGTTTGGGGATAATAGGCATCATGAATAATGTCAGTTCCCGGATCTTTATACGCACCCTGAGTATCTGCAAAAACTGCTTTCATTGTTGTGTTGATAGCTTGAGTCGTTTTCAGGGGGTCGTAAAAAACTTGCCTATGGCTTGGCAGATACCCCACTTTGAGATGACCCAAATCTTTGAAGTGATTTGGATCCGGAGCACAAAGGGAACCCACTTCGAGAGCGGCTTTTACAGATCCAGTAAAAATCTTGTAGTAGTCTGGGTTGGCTATCAGCACGTATTTGATTTTTGTGTGCTTTAGCTTTTCAAACAAGTCAGAGAAGAACTCTCTTGATTCGGCCGCAGAGAGTGCTTTTCGTTTTTGCTTGGGGCCTATAATATGACACGGAAGTCTCACGGCGCAGGTTGTGCTGAAAGCTATCTTCGCCGGCACTCCTGCCTGTATCAAACCATTTTCAAGGTAATGCTTGCGCATCTCCTCGTGTTGAAGATCATAAGACAAGATCAGGATCTCAACATCTTTTGGTTCGAATGCTGCTGTAAATCCAATCCATTGCATTAGGATACAACTCTTCTGAAAAGGAAGCGATTGATTGGGTTATTCACCCGGCCACAGTGAGCAAAAAAAGCTGCTAAGGATTTGTCGTTTTCATCAAAAACGGCCGTCTTGTAAAACTCAGCATCTTCGGTTTGGCAATAGCGATCGAGAGTATTCAGCAAGGAGGAGTATTGCATCAATCCTCTGGGGCAGTTTGCACAGAAAACTGAAGGATTGCTTTTGCAGCTTGTAAGAAGAGCTGCCAGAAGATGAGCAATGTAAGTTGTATATTGCTGCACTTCTTTCCGGTTTAGTCTGAGATATTCGGCTTCTTCTTCCAGGCTCTGATGAAGCATCTCTATGCCAGATTTACCGTAAGCACCGGCTACTACAAACAACTCTGATTTGTAGTAAAAACCGTGCTCAGACCCCCCGAGTGCTTTGTTCTTCTCAACCAAGATTTTTGTTTCTTTGCTGACAAGCTGCATCTCTTCTTTATGCAGACTGTCTTTTACTTCCTGAAACACTGCCTGGGCAAAAGAATCTTGTTTCCAATGCGTCAGAGCTATGTTGAGTTGTTCACTCACAGGAAAATTCCTCTTGTGTTTTCGTGTATGCCTTTGTCGTAAACATACACTTTTTTGCGGGCTCGAGAGGCGCCTACATAAAGCATGCGTCGAAGCTGATTGATATCTCTACTGACAAAAATATCACTCATGATGAGGATGACCTCGTCATAAGTGGAGCCTTGGGCTTTGTAGACCGTTGCAGCTTCACGATCTCGAAGATCGATCCACTCTTCCTGGAGCTTGTAAAACTTCTGCCAGTCTTTGTGTTTGCGATAATGGCTGCGGAGTTTTTTCCATGCCTCTCTATCTGCAGGACATTTCACAGTGAATCTTCCAGTAAAGCCAGAAGACACCTCAAGCATGTAAGCGTCGAGCTTGTTGTAATTGTCTATTTCAACAGGCTCTGGCCCGTATACTCCGTGTACCATCACATTTTCTTCGACACTGAAAGAGTCGCTGCGGTTCAACGGGAAGTGGGTGTTGCACACCAAAATCTCACCAGCCGTTGGGTGGGAAGGGAGGCCTCGAAGATTTCTGATGTATTCGTTGTACCCCATGACCGCGCTGTTGGTGAAGCATAGCATGCGGCAACCAAGATTAACGTCAGTCGCTTTAACAGTTCCGTTGGGTCCAAACTTGGCATCGATAAGATCTTGCAGCTGGGTGCCGTTTATATACTCAATTTGCCCAGGAGTCTTTTTCCACTTGGTCAATTCTGCTTTGGTGCGCTCCAGCAAAATGTCTTCCTTGAGGCCTTCACAAAGGCTCTGAAGAGCAGGAGCGCCGGCGTTGCGCACAGGAGTTGTGATCTCATAGTGACGACCCGCTTCTTCAGCGAGGACAACGGCTGGGCTGATCTTTTCCATGACGGGGGGCAATTGATTTTTGTCCCCGATGTAAATGATTTTGCAGGTATCGTCGGTTGCTTCCATCAATATCTGGTAAAGATCTCGATCGATCATGGAAGCTTCGTCGATGAAGATCATACAATTTGTATGAACTCGATAGTTGCTCGTGCGCCGCAAATTTGTTTTTCCAGTAGTGTAATCCGTATCCGGAATTACATTCAGGAAAGAGTGGATAGTAACTGCGCGAAGCCCTGTGTGCTCACTCAACACCGCTGCAGCTTTGTTTGTCGTGCTGGTAAGCACAAGATCCATGTTGGTATTTTTCTTTCCCATGGACACGTTGTAGGCCTTGAGAATAGACGGCAATATTGTTGCCAGCTCTCGGGTGGTGAATGTCTTGCCCACCCCTGGGCCGCCTGTGAGAAAGAATTCTTTGTCGGCGCCTACAATGAAAGCAGATACTGCATCCACGGCTTTTTGTTGGTCGTCGTTCAATTGGGGGGATGCAAGGTTCATAGTTATTCCGCCTTGATGTCAATTTTTGTCCCGTAGGGAACTGTTGCTTTTGGGTTACCGGAGCAAATCCAGATCAAAGGAGGGCCGGGGGGTTCTGGCGGAATTCCCACGTGAAGGTCCGTGAACACAACCATTGCGTCTGGCATATGTGTTTTTGCATGCTCCCATACTTCACGGAGGTCTGTTCCACCACGGCCGGTTATAATGATTCGTTCGAACTCATCGTCTTCTTCAAATTCGTAAAAATCATTAAGCACTGTATCGAACGTAACAAGGACCAGTTTTTCAGGATTAAAAGTTTCTTTGATGTACTTCACTTCTGAGTTGAAGCGTTTGATTTCTTGGTCAGAAATCGATCCCGAAATGTCGAGGTAATAGTGGATTAGAGACAGTCCTGATATGCCGGCTTTGCCTGGCAAAAGAGGATCTGTGTACCGACGATTTGGGCTTTTATACGAAAAGTCGATTCTCGCCAAAACGTCAAAGAAGTTATAGAGGATTTCTTGCCACGGCAGTTTTGGGCGCAAGAAGTCGTCGATCATTTGTTGGACTTCGCCTGGGAGGTCGCCAATCCCTTTTGCCATTTTGTGAGCTGTCGAGGCGTTATGGACGTTTGCGAATGCTTTGCTTTGAATCTGCTTGGGAGTCATCCCGCCTTGCATGCTGGCAGGCCCACTACCGGGTTCGCAAAAATCACCATCTTGGGGATTGTGAGGAAGATTAGCCTGGAGCAAAAGCTTGTCGTAGACTTCTTCGGTAGTCATTCCTGCGTATTGCGGATCCAGCAGAAAAGGAAAGCCGTCCATAAAATAGCCGGCGCTTTTCAGCATATTGTTGATCACAAAGTCTGCTGCGATGTTCCAGATTTGAGGATCACGATTACCGCAGCGATCCATATGCTGAAAGGCAATGTGCCAAGCTTCGTGCGCCAGGACAGTTACTCGAGTATCCCGATCGAGAGCCATGTAGAACTTTGGGTTCCAGGCCATGAACACGCCGTTAGTCACAGCTGTGTCAATTCCTGGTTCCCATAGGAAAGAAATTGAAGCGACCAACGGGCCTAAAAACCCGTTCCAACGTTGTTGGAACAAAAGAACCTTGGTGTTATCAAGATGCCGGTTGAGCTCGATAATCTGGTTTTCGGTCAGGATTTCATCTGAAACAAAATCTGCAGGGTTGAATTGAGATTTACTGACTATCGGTGTCGTCATCTTCTTCTTCTTCTTCAGGAACTTCATGATAGTAGGTTTCACCATCATGATGTTCTTTGGTTGCGATGTACCCAAGACGATTAATGTAATGA